GAATTGGCGGATCGAGAGTGAGCACGCCAACCGGAGCTTCCCCCGGAACCCTGATGGAAGCATGATCGCAAATCACCCCAAGACGAAAGGCTAACACTGATGCTTATCAAACCAACTGTCGGTCGCGTGCTGTGGGCCTTCGGCCTCCCCGGCCTGAAGCACGACAGCTACCAGCCGTTCGCCGCCCAGATCGCGTATGTCTGGAGCGACGATCTGGTCAACCTGACCTATTACGATCACCAGGGCCAGCAGTTGACCGCGAGCAGCGTTCGGCTCATCCACGACAACACCGGCGTCCCCGACAGCCACAACACGGAGGTCAACGGCTACACCGGCTACTGCGTCTGGATGCCCTATCAGGTCGGGCAAGCCAAGGCCAACTCGTAAGGAGTAACACTGATGGTACCCGACGACGATCCGATCTTCCAGTTCTTCACCTACGAGCACTTGCCACCGCATCTCCAGGGGATCAGCCGGCTGTTCGCCGAACTGGCGGACACGATCCGCCGCACGGTGCTCGACAACCCGGAGCGTCAGGTCGCGCTGCGCAAGTTGTTGGAAGCCAAGGACGCGGCTGTCCGCGCCCGCATGTTTGTCTGGGAACACTGATATGATGTTGCACCCGAGCACGTTCAATTACTTGCTGCCGACCGATGCGCAACTCGAACTGATGTTCGATGTGCGCGCCAAGACCACGGAGTACGCCAGGGCGCTGTCGCTCGCCCTGCCCGATGGGCCGGACAAGGAATACATCCTGCGCAAGGTGCGCGAGTTGGCGATGTGGATCGACGTCACCATCACCCGCGAAGCTGACGGCCGCCCCCGCGACTAACACTGATCATCTGGGTAGCTACCCAGATGCCCTAACCGAAAGCCTCTCCCCATGGATGACATAGCCGAGGCCGAGCGCCGGCACCGCTTCGTTGCGGACAAGCTGGCGAACGAGCTTGAAGTTCGCTTCCGCGACTACCGCACCTATGACGGCAAGGAACTGACCGAGGGCGAGATCATGTCCGCCATCGGCCTGCTGATCGGCCGTCACTGCAAGAACCAGGATCGCGTGACATCCTGGATGAGCAACATCACTGTCTCGGCGGTCACGGCCAATAACAATCGGGAACCCAAGCAATGAACACTGATCGGGAGACCATGACCATCGGCGAACTGATCGGCGAGGCGCGCCCCGCTGCGGTGGCCGAGACGATGAAGAAGATGGACGCCGCGTGCGAGCACGTTACCCGCACCGAGGTGATGGTCGCCATCGGCATGCTGCTCGCGGCGCAGTCGCCGCGCGAGGTTACGGACGAAGTCATGGACATCGTTAAGTGCGTGATGCTGCGCACCTACGCCACTGGCTTCGGTAGCAACGACACGCTGGAACAGGCCAACCTGCGTGATGAAGCTTATGCGGCCGAGAAGAAGGGGAAGATGAATTGAAAACCAAGCACTTCATGATCGACATCGAGACGTTGGGTAAAGGCCCCTACGCCCCGATCATCGCGCTCGGCGCGATCCACTTCGACCCCAACGTGGTGGATGGGATCATCAGCAAGTTCTATGTCACCATCGATCCCATCGAAAGCGAGAAGCGCGGCTTCCGTCTCGACGCCGATACAGTGATGTGGTGGATGCAACCAAAGCAGCGTGAGGCTTGGGATCAGTGGACCAAGACGCTGCACTTCGGACCCGACGACGCGCTGACCGGCTTCGCCATCTGGATGGACGAACTCGATCAGAACGACCCGCCATACGCCAAGGACGAAGAGCAGAACGAAGATCGTCCGTTCCTGCACCGCGCACTCTGGGGCTGCGGGCCGGGCTTCGACAACGAGAAGCTGAAGATGCACTATCAGGTGCTCAACAAGCCCCTGCCCTGGGACTACGGCGGCGACCGCTGCTTCCGCACCTTCCGTAACCTGCCCAAGGCCAGCGACTGCATGCCGCCGTCGCAGGGCATCGCCCACAAGGCCGACGACGACGCACTGTTCCAGGCCCTTTGGTTGCAGCGCATCCTCGCCGCCTACAATATCACTGCTTAACAGGGGACTGAGTTGAACCAGCATACGCAAGCCGAGGCCGCCGGCCCGAACCCGTTCTACGTTGGCGACCGTCCGGCGGTGGAATGGAAGTCCGAAGTCCCGCGTCTCAGCACAATCGAAGAGGTGGCCCTTGAATACGTTCATGATCTGCGTCGCACTAACGACGCTCTCCAGTCTCTGGCTTTCCGCCCCGCGCCTCACCCTGATGAAGCGCTCGTTGCCCAGAACGCGGCGATAAGGGCGAAGAACACTGACCTGGAGGCCGCCAACCGCAGCCTGCGCAACATCAACCTGAAGGTCCATCAGCAGATCGCGGACTTGCAGATACGCAACGAGATACAGGCGAAAGCCATCGAGGGCCTGCGCAAGGCGAACAAGTCCTTCGCCGACAAGGCGGTCAAGCCCGAGCCGGCGCGAACGCACGCCGAGGCAATCAAGGCGATGTTCGGCGAACCCGTGCAGGAGCACGCCTACGACGGCGACTGCACTGTGTGCGGCGACACGGCGTGCGACTTCAACCCGAAGTACGTGAAGCCGGCCGATCCGCAGGGCGTCAGCCAGTTCGCCGTCGATATGGCGAAATCGATCAACCCGGCTAAGACCATGGATGACGACATCCTGGCCAAGTACGCGGCGGCGGGCGAGGCAGAAGTGGCGAAGATGAAGGCGGCCGAAGCGGCGGGCATGGCGCTGAAGAGCGCAGCAGCAGCGGACGCGGTATGGTCGAAGGCGGATGCGGTGGCGAAGGCCAACAGTGATCCGTACTACACGGCTCCGTCCGGCGAGATCGACGGCGACAAGGTGATCCGCGAGGCGCGCGCCCGCCTGGACGAGTTCACCAAGTCGATCCACGGCTGATGTCCGGCCGGCGGCTGACCACGGAAAACCAAGCCGCCAGGAGTGAGAGGGCCAGGGAGCGCTACGTGCGTGTCCTGGCCCTCAAGGCCCTGGGCCTGTCGCATCCGCAGGCTGGTCCGATCCTGGGTGTTCGCAAGTCCCGCTTCCGGGACATGCTGTTAAAGGCAAGGGGGTTTTATGACGCAGGGCGCATCACCGACATCGAAGTGGCTGTTATGGCGGCGAGGCTTGAGGGGTCCGTCACCGAGCATATTGATCGGAACCAACAACCTCGGCGCGGAAGATCGCAAGACCAAGCTGTGCGAGCCTATCAAGCTGCCACCGGATCACCTAGAACTCAGCCTGAACGAACTCGTAAAGCTGTATCCGGCACCGAAGGACCCAAACGATGACAGTGAGCCACCGACAAGGCTCTAAGGCGGCGGGCCGAACGCGGGCTTACAACGTCTGGACCGGGATGAAGCAGCGATGCCTGAACCCGAAGGCGAAGGACTACGCTCGGTACGGCGGTAGGGGTATCACGGTCTGCAAGCGTTGGTTGGTGTTCGAGAACTTCTATGCGGACATGGGCGACTGCCCCGAGGGTCTGAGCCTGGAGCGTGAGAAGAACCATCAGGGGTACAGCTTGCGCAACTGCCGGTGGGCGACGCCGGCCGAGCAGCAGCACAATACCCGGCTCAACGTGAACCTAACCGTGAAAGGAGAAACCATGTGTATGGCGGCTTGGGCGCGCAAGCGCGGGATCAATTATAAAACACTGAAGACCCGCGTCCGGCGTGGCTGGAGCGTAGAACGCGCGCTGGAGTACGTGTCGTGAAACCGCTGCCTTGGAGTTCGTCATCACTTGAGTGTTTCAAGAACTGCCCGGCGCAGTTCTACGAACGCTACGTCACCAAGTCGGTCAAGGATGTGGAGACCGATCAGAAGGATTGGGGACTGACCGTTCACAACACTTTCGAGAACTACCTTGACGGCGGCATTGACCGGCTTCCGCCAACACTGATGGAGCACCAGCCATACGTCGATAAGGTCAAGCAGTGGGACGGCATGCTCTACACGGAGATGGACGCTATCCTGGATCGCAAGCTGGTGCCGATGACGGAGTGGTCAGACAAGCGTTTCTGGGGCGGGAAGATCGACGTGCTCAAAGTCCGCGCCGGTCGCTTGGTCGAACCGGGTAAGTCGGGCTCAGCACTGATCGTTGATTGGAAGACCGGCAAGCCGCACCAGAAGTGGGCTCAGTTGGGAATGTACGCCATCTACGCCTGGGCGCTGTTTCCCGACATCGATATAGTGGATGTCCGCTTCTACTGGTTGCAGACCAAGCTGGACACTCGCAAGGTGTGGAAGCGTGATGAGCAGGACGAGATATGGACAACACTGATCCTTCCCGACCTGAACCAGATGGCCACTGCCTTTCGCAACGAGACGTGGCAGAAGCGCCCGAGCGGCTTGTGTCGTGGCTACTGTCCCGTACAAGCATGCGAGCACTGGCAACCCAAACGTACCTGGAAGCGCTGACCAAACAACGTAAGGCCAACATGTCAACCAACCGGGATCATAAGCAAACCAATGTCGTCGCCGCCGAGGCGTTCGGCATCTTCCGCCGGAACGATCCGACCTACAATCAACTGCGTTGGATCGTCACCTGCGGCTGCGGCAAAGTCTCGACCATCGGCGAGCAGCAGGACGTTAACCCCAACGCCCTGGTCACGCGCATGCGTAACCGCGACTGGTCGATGTCACAGAAGCACGCCCCGATCTGCCCCGACTGCCTGAAGGAGAAACGAGTGAACACCAAGACGACCGTAGGCCCCGATCCCAAGATCGCCCGCAAGGTCTACGCATTGCTCGATGACCACTTCGATGAGACCAAGCGTCTCTACCGTGCGGGCTGGAACGACAAGAAGGTTGCCGAGGCGGCGGATACCTCGCTGGACTTGGTTGTGGACACGCGCCGAAGGGCGTATGGCGAACTCGCGGAAGACCCGATACTCCAGGTCGTCCGTGACGATCTTGAACTGCTACGCATGGAGGTGGCCGAACTCACGAAGAGATACAACACTGATGTTGCGACGGTGCTGGAACGCATCGCCGAAATCGAACGCAAAATTCCCAATCGCGGCGCACTCGCCGCTTAACCCGAAAGAACACTGATATGGCACGCGCTCCCAAGACTGCTGAAGCTGCCCCCGTCGCCGCCGTTGAGCCGGCGAAGCAGCCCCGCTTCAAATTCAAGAAGGACGATCCGGTCCGCCGCGTCGATGGCAGCACCTACTCGTTCCCCGGCCTCGTGGTGGCGGCCTACCGCGAACTGAACGGCCAGCCGCGCTACGTCGTCGCCTGCACGGCGAAGGCGGCCTACAACCTCCAGCACATCTTCAACGGCGATCAACTCGAAAAGATCGAGGGCTAACGCACTCGCCGGGGGTTTCGGCCCCCGGTTCCATTCTGAGGGGACCAGTGATGTCAGCAATGCCCAAGACCGGCAACGAGCAGAAGTCGGTGAAACCAAAGGTGCGTAAGCTCTTCGACAAGTACGGCTGGTTCTGGTGGGCCAACGAGGCGAACGGCTTCGGCCGCTCGGGCAAGTCCGACACCTGCGCGTTCAAGAACGGCGTGCTGATCGCCGCCGAGAGCAAGTTCGGCACCAACGGCGCGACCGCGCTCCAGATCGGCTTCCTGAACTCGATCTGCATGGAGAGTGGTTTCGGCGTCGTGGTCAACGAGAAGAACATTGGTGCGCTCGAAATCTTCCTGAAGAGCTTCGACCATTCGGCATCACTGGTGGCCCGTGGTGAGAAGGTCGGGGCAGATGTCGGCGGACCCATGCTGGACGCCCTGAAGTTGCTCCAGGACTATCCCCGCGATATGCACGAGTTCGTGGCGCAGAAGCGCAAGCGGACCGAGCGCGCCAAGAAGGCGCTCGCTGGGGAGAACAGTGATGAAGCGGATGAAGTGGATGATGCTCCTGGCGACGGGAGCAGTGATAATTGGGGTCATGACGACCACGAAGACTGAGGCGCGCGATGTGGCGTTGGGTGACAGCATTGCCGCCGGCACGGGACATGCGCTCGGCGTCTACACGGTGGCCCGCGTGGGCGCAGGCTCCTGCGAGATCGCCCGGCGCGTGCCTGCCGAGGTCTTCGACAACGCCGTCATCTCAGCCGGCATCAACGACGGCGGACGCTGCGTCGCCGCCGTCCGCGCCAAGGTCCGCGCCCGGCGCATCGTCATGATCCTGCCCGCCCCGATCAACGCCGGGCGGGCGGCGGTGCTGCGGGCGATCCGTCGCGGGGACGCCATGGTCGGATATGCTTGCCGTGGGCGCTGCACCAAGGTAAACTTCCACCCCGGCTCATACTCGGCCGTAGCAGCAGCGGTGCGTCGTGCCTGGGCCAGAAATCACTAAGCCAATAGTCGAGATACCGGACGCGCCCGGCTGCTCATACTGCGGTGCCGCTCGGGAGACACGAGCATACATGTTCGTCAACCCTGCTGGCACCGTTGTTATCTGCGATGTCTGTATCACTGCTCTGAGTGTTGCGTTGGCCAGTATCGGCGATCCCCATCCCTACTCTCCCCAGGGTAAGCTCCACTAATGTTCGTCCATAACCCGACCAAAACACTGGTGCTCCAGGCACCCGACCCGCTGTACATCCGGTCCCTTCTGCCGAAGGCGAGCCGGACCCTTGGCCAGACATCGGACGGCAACGTCGCCGTTCGTCACTCCCTCGAAACCGTGCGCATCCTGCGCAACATTGGTTTGGATGCGCCATCGCCTGTCCTGTCGCAGTATCAGTGGCCGGGCAAATACACGCCGTTCGACCATCAGTATGTGATGGCCGACTTCCTCACGACGCACGACAAGTGCTTCAACCTGAGTGAGATGGGTACGGGCAAGACCTACCCGACCCTCTGGTCCGCCGACTATCTGATGAGCATCGGCGTGGTGAAGCGCGCCCTGATCCTCGCGCCGCTCAGCACGATCCGCACCGTCTGGGAGCAGGACATCTTCGACGTGCTGCTGCACCGCTCGGTCGCCGTCGCCCACGGCAGTCTCCAGAAACGCGAACGCGCCCTCAACAGTGATGTCGATTTCTACATCGTCAACCATGATGGGATCGCGCTGAAGGATGTCGCTCAGCTTGTGCGCCGCCGCACCGACATCGATCTGATCATCCTGGACGAGGCGTCATTCTTCAAGAACCACAACACTGACAAATACAAGTTCCTCAATTGGGTGTTGGAGAAGAAGAAGCGGTTCTGGTGCATCACCGGCACGCCGGCCCCCGAGGCTCCGCACGAAGCCTGGGCGATCTGCAAGCTGGTGGACCCCACGAGCGTGCCGAAGTTCAAGGGCGCGTTCAAGCGCATGACGATGATGGAGATCAGCCGGTTCAAGTGGGCTCCGCGCAAGGGGGCGGAAGACATCGTGTTCGCCGCCATGCGGCCGGCGATCCGCTTCCTCAAGAAGGACTGCCTGACCCTGCCCCCGCAGATCACTGTTAAGGTGCAAACCCAACTGTCCAAGCAGCAGATCGACGCATACGGGCAGATGATGGACGACATGATCATCACCGACAAGCAGGGCATCATCACTGCTGTCAATGCGGCCGACAAGATCACCAAGCTGCGGCAGGTGCTGTGCGGCGTGATCAAGGACCCCGAGACCGGCAAGTACCGCGTGCTCGATCACAAACCAAGGGTAGACGATCTCTGCGACACGATAGATCAGGCCGCCGCCAAGGTGATCGTCATCGTGCCGTTCAAGGGGATCATCAAGTCGCTAGGCGAGGAACTGGTGCGCCGGGGCTACACCGTTGGTTTGATCAACGGCGACGTGTCGCCCGGCGCGCGCAACCGGATCATCGGCGAGTTCAAGACGCAGAAGGACCCGCACATTCTACTGTGCCATCCCAAGGTCATGGCGCATGGTCTCAACCTCACGGTGGCCGACTACACCATCTTCTACGCGCCGATCTATTCGCACGATGAGTACCGTCAGGCGTGCGAACGAAACAACCGAACTGGCCAGAAGCTGGCGATGACTGTGGTGCGCATGGCAGCGCATCCGCTGGAGTGGCAAATCTATCGTCAGCTTGACAACAAGGGGATTACACAAGATAATATATTGGGGTTGTATCGCAATATCATTGAGCAAGGGCACCAGTGATGTCAGTAACTGCCGAGCGCATTGTCGCTGCGCATCAGAAGATCAAGGCTCAGCGCGCCGCTGCGAGCAAGCGCGCTGAAGAGATCGACAGCATGTATGTCGAGAAGCTGGAGCGGCTGGAGCAGAAGCTTCGGCTCATCCTGGTGCAGCAGGGCCAGAAGTCTTTCCAGACCGGCGGCTGCACGGTTTACCGGCACACAGAAATCATACCCCAGGCGTCTGATTGGGAGACGATCTACAGATGGATCGGCACCAACCAAGCTTGGGATATGTTGGAACGGCGTCTGAAGAAGACGTTCATAACGGACTACATGGAGGCAAATAAGGAAGAGCTACCCCCAGGCGTATCAGTGACGAAAAGGTTCGTGGCGAAGGTTCGCCGAAATCCCGGAAGCAGATCAAAGGAATTGACTGATGGCTAAGGCCCCTACCAATGCGCTGGCGTTGTTCAACCCCGACAACGTGCCGGATCACATCCGCAAGTTCAACGATGAAAACTCCAACATCGCCGACAAGGTCAGCGTAAACGCGCTGACCTACCCCGGCAAAATCTGGACGGTCGCCATCGAGGGCAGCAAGACGCCGCTGATGAAGACCAACGAGGAAGGCGACCTGGAGCCGCGCCAGACCCTGACCGTGGTCATTCTCGACTACGCCAAGCGTCGCGGCCGGTCCTACTACTCGGCTGGTTTCGATCCCGACAAGCCGCAGCAGCCCGATTGCTGGGCGGCCGATGGCATCGCGCCGGACGAGCACAGCCGCGACAAGCAGTCCGAGAAGTGCGCCACCTGCCCGATGGCGGTCAAGGGCTCGAAAACCACTGATGCCGGCAAGGACACAACGGCTTGCCAGCAGTACCGCATGGTCGCCGTCGCGCTCTACCGCAAGTGGGATTTGCCGCCCCTGCGCCTGCGCCTCGCGATCACCAGTGATTACGACGCCACCAGCAAAGAACACGAGGCCAAGGGCTGGTTCGCGTTCCAGCAGTTGACCGATCTGTTCCGGTCGAAGGGCATCAAGCACACCGCCGAGTTGGCCGTGAAGGTCAAGTTCGACGTGAACGTCAACTACCCCAAGGTGCTGTTCTCGCCGTCGTCCTGGTTGACGGAAGAAGAGACCGACATCGTCAAGGCGATGGCCGACAGCGCCGAAGTCAAGGACCTGATCTCGTCCACCTTCACGCCCAACGGCGGCGACGGCGTCAAGACCGCGCCGGCTGAAGAGCAGGCGGAAGAGACAGGGCCGATCCCGCCCCGGCCGACCAAGCCGGCGGCAGGCAAGCCGGCGGCGGCCAAGCCCGGCAAGCCGGCGGCGCGCAAGCCCGAGCCCGAGCCTGCGCCTGAGCCCGAGCCCGAGCCCGAGGAAGAGGAAGAAGAGGAAGAGGCCGTCGAGGGCGAGGTCGTTGACGAGGGCGGCGAAGACGCCACCGACGTGACCGACATTGTCGAGGGCGCCGAAGAGGAAGAAGACGAAGACCCCGAAGAGGCCGCTCGCGTGGCCGCTGAAGAGGCTCGTCAGCGCGCCCTCAAGAAGCAGCAGGACAAGGCGGCGAAGGCGGCCCAGGCCCGCAAGGCGGCGGCGCAGGACGACGGCGAGGAAGGCGATGTCGTCATGGGCGCGCCCCAGAAGCCCACGGGCAAGCCGACCGCCCAGGCGGGCAAGCCTGCGGGCAAGCCTGTCGCCCAGGCCGCCCCGGCGAAGACCAACGGCGCGGCCAAGCCGGCCGCGACCAAGACCACTGCTGCGCCGGCTGCTGCCGGTAAAGGTGGAACGAAGCCGGTCAGCCCTGGTGTTGCCGCAACGTTGAACGAGTGGCAGGACGACGACTGATCCGGTAAGGTAGTCGTCTAGTCGAGTAACACTGATCCCCGCCTAGTGCGGGGATTATCTTGTGGGGAGCACTTCAGTGGACGCTATGTTCAGTTCGCAAGAATATGTCGAAGTAACAAAAGAAACCATGAACACTGTTCTGGAGCTAGGCAAGCTCAAGGGCGGCGAGTATTCGGGCGACGATGACCGGCTGTTGAACTTTCGCCGTGGCGGGCGTAACTTCGCCGTCCCTGCCGAACTGGTCATGATGATTTATGCAGGGAAACATTGGGACGCGATAATGCAGTACACGCAGGACTTGGTTACGGGCAAGTCGCGCGAGCGTATGGAGACCATCGAGGGCAGGATCGATGATCTCATTAACTACCTGATCCTGTTCAAGTGCCTGTATCGTGAGCGTTGCCGCCTCGTAAAACAGTAATACATGCCGAAAGGCTTTGATCATGTCTTCGGTGCTCACTACACAGCAATTCCTAGAACTGGTCCTACCTGATACAGGCCCATATTGCGTTGCCTATCCGGTAGTCACCAAGGCCGGCAACAAAGCATACGCGCATGTCGCTTGTAAGACGGTCGCCGACGCCGTCTCAGCGGCTCGCAACATTTACCTGACCAAGCAGCGCGACGCCTACTTCGCTGTTCATGGGTTGCTCAAGGGGGCGATCTGGAACCAGGAGAAGCAGCGGTTCATCGTCTCGCGCAAGCACGACAACATGCGCGAGTGCAAGTGCTTCTTCGCGGACCTGGACGTAGGGGTCGCGACCGAGAAGACGCCGAAATACAAGACGCGCGCCGAGGCGCTGGAGGCGCTGGAGCGGTTCCTATTCCGCACCCGCCTGCCCACGCCGATGGTCGTCTCGTCCGGCGGCGGCTATCACATTTACTGGTTGCTCGACCGATCGATCCCCTCGGCCGAGTGGCGCGCCCTCGCCGACCGCCTGCGCTGGCTGGCTGCGACAAATGGTCTCAAAGTCGATCCCGCCCGCACCACTGATCAGTCGTCCGTCCTGCGCGTCGTTGGCACCAAGAACTACAAGCCTGATGTCCAGGCCATGGTCGAGGCGCTGGTGCCGGGCGACATCACGGATACCGACGACTTCGTGGCGATGCTGACGGAGAAGACGGAGAACTTCACGCCGCTCGCCACGCTGGTCTCCAAGGCGACGCCGGAACAGGTGGGCAATCTCGGCACGCAGTTTGACGGCAGGCTGACGCCGGTCGAGGAAGTCTACGAACACTGCGCCCAGATGCGCCATGTGCGCGACAGCGAAGGCATGGTTCCCGAGCCCGAGTGGAACGACTTCATTCATACGATGCTCTGGGCTGAGAACGGCGAAGAGGAAATCCACGAAGTCTCGAAAGGCGACCCGCGCTATGATGAAGCCGAGACGCAAACCAAGATTGAACGCGCCCGCAAGTTCTCTGCGGTGGGATGCGCGAAGATTGAACTTAATAGCGCCAACGGCAACTGCCAGTCATGCCCCCTGCGCGGACAAGGCAAGAACCCGCTCGACATTGCCAACAAACAATGGGCGAAAACGGTTCAACCGGCCGCGAAGCCGACGCCACAACAGCTACAGCAGGGTGTCCAGCCCATCGTTGCCCCTTGCCTTCCGCCGCGCCCGTACACCCTGGGCAACGGTGGCGTCTCTGTTGCGCGGCTCGATCCGGCGCAACAGGCCGTAGTTGAAAAGATGTTCCTGCCCTATCACCTCTTCCCGGTCGCGAAATACAAGGGGACGCGCGGCGAGCCGGGATACTCCATGTGGTGCGTCACGCTTCCCCTGGAGGGCCAGCAGGTGTTTCGTGTCGATGACGAAGCGCTGCACTCCATGCAGTCGTTCCCGGCCGCCATGCTGGGAGCGGGTATCATCCTCACCAACCCAATCAACATAGCCGAGGCTCGCAGTTACATGCTTCACTATCTCGCCACGCTCCAGAAGCACACCATCGCCGCCAAGCTCCACGACCACTACGGCTGGGACTATGAAGACGATGGCCGCCCCACCAGCAAACAGGCGTTCATCCTGCATGATCGCGCGTTTGATCTGGCGAAGAAGGAATGGTTGCCGTGCGCCATGGCCTCGAACATGAAGGGCGGCGATCAGTGGATGAACTCTGACGGCACGCTTGGCGGCTACATGGCGGCGCTTCAGTTCTACAACCGACCGCAATACCGTCACGCGCAGTTCCTGATCCTGTCCGGCATGTGCGCACCGTTCTTCTACGCAACCGGCGAGCACGGCGTGATCGTTTCCGCCCATGGCCCCTCGGGCGCATCGAAGTCTTCGGCGCTGTTCACGGCGGCGGCGATGTGGGGCAACCCCAAGACCTACGTCATTAACGGTTCGCCGAACGGCGCGACCCAGAACGCGCGCACCGAGCGCATGGCCATGCTGCCCAACTTGCCAGTGTGCATGGACGAGATCACTGCTCAGTCGAGCGAAGCCATTAACGACATGGCGCTGAGCATCGGTCAGATCGGCGGCAAGCTGCGGCTCGACGCCAAGAGCCAGTTCAAGACCACGCGCGGCGGCGTCTGCAATCATCCGCTGCTGGTGTCAACCAACACGTCGATGCACGCGCAGATCAACGCCGTGAACCTCGCCGGTCAGGCCGCCAGCGCGCGCGTGATCGAACTGAGCTTTCCCAAGGGTCAGGTCCGCGAGAAGACGGCGGCCGACGCGATGATGCGCGCGATCCGCGCCAACTACGGCCACCTCGGGCCGGCGGTGCTGACCGCCCTGCTGCCCGACCATAAGGCCATCGAAGAAGAAATCCACCAGATGTCGGATCGGCTCAACCTCGAATGGAAGCTCCAGCCGGCCGAGCGCTTCTTTGGTTTCACCGTCGCCTGTCTGTTGGTTGTCGCCAGCCGCGCCACCAGCTTCGGGCTCCAGATATTCGACCTGGACGCGCTGAAGGAGTGGATCGAGACCGTCCAGTTGCCGCTCCAGCGCGCGAACCTCGAAAACCAAGCTGAGCGCGCGAGCCCGCAGGAACTGCTCGCCAACTACATCCTGAAGCACCAGGGCGAGGCGGTGCGCTGCGAACTCGACAGCGTCGGCAACATCGGCGGCACCATCAGCGCCCCGCTCTCCCGCGAGGCCGCCTATCGGTTCGACATCGGCCGCAAGGAGATTTGGATACGCTGCGAGCATTTCCGTCACTACCTTGTGCAACTGACAGTCGATCCGTCCGTGGTTGCTTCGACGCTGACCCGGCTCGGCATTATCAAGGAGCGGACGCGGCGCAACCTGTTCGAGGGCATGCCGAACTATCCAGGCGTGCGCACGTTCTGCTACATCGTGGACATGACCCACACCAAGGTCAAAGGGGTGGCGGCGCAGATGAAGTCGCAACCATAGCCCTTACGAATACTCGGCAACCATGCTAGGGGTCCTGCGCCATGTCTAATGAAATGCTGGCCCTGCGTCGGATCGAAACACTGATGCGGGAACTCATACACAAGGTTGGTCACATGTCTCAGGGAATGGACGATCTCAAAGCCGCCATCACCGAAGCCGCTGCTCTGATGGTTACTGCCGCCGAAGACATCGTTGCCGTGGCGAAGGGCGACAGCGATGCGGACGTGGAGGCGCTGGCGCAGTCGCTGAAGGCCAGTTCGGCGACCTTCAAGACCGCGCTCGACGCGGCGTTCCCGGCCCCCGCCCCGGCCCCCGAACAGCCGGCGGCCTAAGCTCGCGGCGCTTTCGGCCCAGATCAGTGGTCGAAAGCGCCGTACCTGTCGAGTGATTTTCATGTCCGATAACATTGATTTATCGGACATCGCCGAGAAGGCCCTGAAATGCGAAAGGCCGCCCGTTATGGGCGGCCTCTCATGCCATCAGCTCCGCACGCTTGGTAGCGTCCCGGTGGTCAGGCATTTGAGTGTGATGGCAGGACCCGAGCGGGCTGTCAACCTCGCCTGCAAAGGGTCCTTTGCTCACACCTGCTGTGATTGTACAGCCCTACTTCCCGTGATTGTGGATGTGAACATGGATGTGCTGCGTCGGCGGACGCGGCATGCCACGGCCGGGGACTGGCGCGCCAGCCGGACCAGCCGGCGGGTTGTGGGCGTTCATCGCCGCGATCTTGTTGCGGCCTAGCTGCTGGGCCGAGCCGGGCGTCAGGACCGCCTCGCCGGGCGTCAGGACCGCCGGCACCGTGTCCTGGGGCGTGCCGGGCGGCGGACGCTGGCCAGGGACACTGGGAGCGCCCATGGCGGCGTTCAGCGCCTGGGCGAGGCCAGGGAGCGCGCCAGGACCAGGGGCAGGACCGCCAGGAGCGGCCGGCGCGCCCATCGGACCAGGAGGCGGCCCCATCGGACCAGGAGGCGGCCCCATCGGACCAGGAGGCGGCCCCATCGGACCAGGAGGCATCGGCATCGACGGCGGCGCGGCCGAGTGCGGCGGGGGAGCCTTACCCTTGCCCTTGGCCGGCATGCCGCGCCCCGGCACCTTGCTGGTTCCCTTGGCGTATTCGTTGCTCTCGTACTGCCCGGTCTTCGGGTTGTAGTGGCCGACCCAATTCTGGCCGCCGTGCGAGAAGGTGTTGCCGTTCCACGCACCGCCTGCGCCGAGGTCGTCAATGCCGACGCCCGCGCCCGGCTTGCCGCCGGACCACTTCACGGACGGATCGGTCATGGCCGAGTTCGCCCAGGCTGCTGACGCGGCTTGAGCCTGCGGCGAGTTCGGGTTGTCCGCGCCGTCGCCGCCGCCGATAGCCGTGATCTGACCATGCGGATGCTGCGCGTCCACTCCATAGACATCGTGGCCGTTCATCTGACCGCTGTAGGCGTGCTGCGACCAACCAATGCTGTCTGAGCCCGGCGGGGCGTCGTAGGTGGTGAAGCCGCCCGGCTGCGTGGTTGCTCCGACGTTCGCGCCAGGAGCGTCGCCCGTCGCGACAGGCGAAGACGACGGACCCGTGGGCGAGCCTGAGAAACCAGGGCTACCGCCGCCTGCGGCAGCACCTTGGATCGTTGTGCCCGCACCAGTGTTGGCCGCGTCCACCGTCGCAACGGGCGAGGAAGACGGACCTGTCGGCGCGCTCTGCACATTGTCGGTGCCGTCCGCATATGCCGCCAGCGAGCGGCGCGTGCCGAACGACTGACCGCCCGTGTCCGGCGTCGGAACCGGGTAGGCGACCGGCGGTGCGCCCTGGGGCACGTTACGGGCCGGCTGGATGTTGGGATCGCCGGCAGCGGCGCGCACGACGCCGAGCCCGAGCCGCCGACGCAGATCCGTGCCGGTCGTCGCCGGGGGCGGCAACGGAGCCGGCGCAGGGCCGTTCGACTGCGGACCTTCCCAGGAACCACCAGTGATCGTCTGGCCGGGACCGGGGACGTTGGCGGTTCCTTCCGCATAGGCCGCCAGCGAGCGGCGCGTGCCGAACGAAGGCGCGCCCGTGTCCGGCGTCGGTGTGGGATAGGCGACCGGCGGCGCGCCCTGGGGCACGTTGCGAGCCGGCTGGATGTTGGGATCGCCGGCCGCAGCGCGCACGACGCCGAGACCGAGACGACGGCGCAGATCGCCGCCCGTTGCCGGCGTCGGCGGCAGCGGAGCCGGCGGACCGCCCTGGGACTGCGGACCTTCCCAGGAACCACCAGTGATCGTCTGGCCGGGAGCGGGGACGTTGGAGGTTCCTTCCGCGTAGGCGACGCCCTTGGCCGTGATGTCAGGAGCGAACGAGCCGCCCTGGCGCAGGTGCTGATCGGCGAACCAATTGCCCAGGGTGTCGCCGCCGGGAGCCAGCATATCGTTCAGCGTGCGCGTCTGCGCCGTCAGGTACGGAGCCTGGGCCTGCTGCGCCGGGATGCCGGCGTAGGTCGCCGCGTTCGCCGCAGCCGCCGTGGGACCGATGGTCTGGGCGCGCGCGCCCGCCTCGCCGGCCTGGGCCATGCGAAGCGCGTTCTCGCTGGGCTGAGCGCCCGTGATGCCGCTCGCCTGCGCCGACCGCAGCGCGCCTTCGCTGTTGGCGGTCTGCTGGAGGATGTCGTATTTCCTGGCGACAGCCGCCATGATGTCTGGGGCACCCATCAGTGTTCTCCTTATGCGCTCGCGCTGTAGATGTGTTCTTCCACCAGTGACGAACTAACGCTACCACTGGTGCTGTTGCTTCCGCTGTCGTTCCACGTCGAACTGCTCGACCAGTGTATAGCACCCAACGCCGCCGCTCCCAACTGCGCCATGACGCTCGCCGCGCCCTTGATCGCCTCGGCCATGATCTGGCGCTGGCTGATCTGAAGCTGCACGTTCGCCTCGGCCACCTTGGTCTGCACTTCAGTGATCTGGAGGTTGGCCGTGATGACCGCCTGCCATTCCTTGATCAGTGCTTCGTTGAAGGTCGCCATCGCCTGCACCTCGGCCTTGTATTCCTCGGTGACAGCCGTGTTGTACTCAGCCCCGGCGCGGGCCTGCTCGACCATCGCCTGGAGGCTCGCCTTGTAGCCTTCTAACTGCGCCTCGTAGCCCTTGACCTGGGCCTCGTAGCCGCCGATCAGCGCCTGCGCCTGCGCGGTGCCGGCCTGGACGCGCGCGGTGTAGGCTTCGACCTGGGTCTTGTAGACGCCCTCGATCACGCCCTGCGCCTGGGCGTTCGCCTTGTAGGCTTCGACCTGGGCGGTGTAGGCGTTCACTGTTCCGACAAAAGCCTGGATTTGCGCCGAGTAGGTATCGACCTTCAGCTTCTCGACCTGGGCCTGCGTCTGGATGATCTGCACCTGGGTCTTGGCGATCTCCAGCGTCGCCAGTGATGCGTCGATCTCTGCCTTGTACTGGCTGACGAGCGCCGTGTTGATCTCGACCTTGGCGTGCTCGTAGTCGATGAAGGCGCGCTGCTGCGCGATCTTCGCCTCGATGCCCTTGATCAAGGTGTCGTAGGCTTGCACCGTCGCCTTGAAGCCCTCGATCCGCGCCGAGAACGCCTGCACCTGGGCGTTGTAGATTTGGATCGCCGCTTCGGTCTGCACCTTGGCCGCCTCGAACGCGCGCTGCTGCACGTTGTTGGCGTAGGTGATCAGTTGTCCTTCCAGGCTCACCGCGATCTCGCGAACCTTGGTCACGTTCTGCAAGCGCAGATCGGCCTGCTTGACCATGATGTCGCGCGATAGGCCGGTCATCACATAGTTGGTTTCGGTCAAGAGCTTCAGCCGCGCGTCGAAGTAGACGCCGTGCGGCAGCGCGAAGCCCATGTTCTCCATCTGCTCCAGGCTGGCGATGGCGGCGGCTTGGTTGCGCATCTCACGCTCGCGCGCGGCGTCCCACATCGCCTGCTGCACGGGCGCGGACAAACCAATGTCTGTGTCGTCAGTCAGGGCGCGGCGGATTTCGCCCTGCATCAGCGCCAGCATATCGCTGGTGTAAGTCCATCCCTCGGACCACTGTAGCGGCGTCGGTGCGGAGATGGTGAGCGTCGGAACCGTACCAGTGAAATCGGGGATGTCGTAAACGCTGAACGACAGGACATCGAGGCTCAGCAGGTTCGGCGCGGTCGGCAGCGAGATGACCGGCGTCGGGTAGGTGAAGTTGAGATCGACGCTCGGGGCGGCCGGGATCGAGCCTTGGAACTGAGCCGGCGCGGTGCCGAAATTCAGCGTCGGCTCGGTCGCGACCATCTGGCCGGGGAATAGTTGCGAGACATCGGGCGGCTTCTGCGAGAACGCGCCCGGCTGCGGCGGCGTCGTCCAGTTGACCGTGATCAGGTTCGGCGACGGCGGCTGGATCGGCTTCGGCGCGTCGCCGATGTTGATGTGCGGGAACGCGATGCTGAACGGGATGTAGGTCGCGAAGCCGGCGAGCTTATCGACCAGGGCTTCGGACTTCGATGTCAGCGTGCTCGACAGCGCCATCATCGAGCCGGGATCGCCGAACATGGGGTTTGCGTTGAACATAAGTCACCTCAAGGATTTTGATTGAACGACCAGTCCCCACTGATCGGGCTGTGGCGGAACTTGCTGATGTCGCCTTGGATGTTCGGCAACGGCAGCGGGTCCGGCGGCTTGCGTTGGTTGAGCGCATCCAGTTGGGTCCGCAGGCTGTCGTATTTGGTCATCGTCGTTTGCATGAACGCTTGCAGGGTCGGCATCTGATCCGAATACTGACCAGGACCCAGAACCCAGTAGTCATCAGTGTTGCTGCTGTAGAACGAGTAGTCGATGGTGTGGATGGCGAACAGTGAGTGCTCGTCATGGAAGCCGGGTATGTCGATCACGTAACTGCCGGCGTCCACGCTGTCGTAGGCGTTCTTGGCGATGTCCACGAACGAGTTGATGCCGTTGCTCACGAGACGCGCGTACTCAACCACTGTGTTGCCCGGCCGCGTCAGATCCCTGAACTTCGGAATGATCAGCACGCTGGCCTGCTGGCCGCCAATCGTGTTGGGATAATAGACGCGCGGCGAGCCGGTGGCCTCATGGTAGCCGCCCTCAATGGGGATGTTGTAGTTGTTGTCGGGTAGGACCGTCCCGTTCGTCGCCCATGATGGGTAGATCGGATGCGCCAGATAGTTGGGGTCGTAGGTGTTGATGGCGTAGCCGATGGGGTCGCCGCTCCAGTATTTGTAGATGCCCGTCGTGAACTGGAAGATGTTGCCCCGGTAGAGCCGTAGGATGGCCGCGATCAGATGCGCCTCGGACACGGCGTTCTGAAACACGGGGTCGGTCAACTGATCGTAGATAACCTTGGAGTCATCCTGAAGCTGCTTCGCCCAGACGGCATAGCGGCTCTCGTTGTCCTGACGCCATTGCGCAAGCTGGTTCTTCTGGTCGTCCGACAGCGCGTCGCCGGGACCGTCTCCCTGGTTGCTGGACGCCTGCACCTCGAAAAAGTCGTGCGGTCCGAACATCGCCGGATTGGCGTCGGTCTTGGTCGCCTTCGGGTAGTCCTTGGTGTCCTGCGGGTCCAGGCTGATCTGCACGTTCGATCCGTTGCCGGTAGAATATCCGTTCTGGTAGTCGAGCTTGGCGAATAGGACAGGCTTGTTGGTCGCCGCGATGGATCGGTTCGCCTGCGCCGGGATCGTCCACGACTGCACCAGTGTTGAGTATTTGCCCCGGTCGTAGAACTCGGCGACGAACACATCCACCGTGGGCACGAAGGTGCCGAACTTCGGCGAGCCCGCAGACGGCAGAGTGCCGATGGTGTTTTTGCCACTGGCCAGCAGCGGGCTCTTGTCGCCCTTCGCGTCTATGTCGGGGAAGTAGATGCCCTTGGCGAAGGTGGGATCGCCGAGCGCAGCCGTGGTGCCGCTCAGCCCGAACGCCCAGCCCTGCTGATACTGCGTGCTGACTTGGTTCCACTGATAGCCGAGACCAGGGCGGATTGGTTGGCTGTTCGTATCCAGCGTGATCACACTGATGAACTTCGCAGGATTGAGCACATTCGACCAATCGAATATCCAGTAGCCCAGCATCTCTGCGTGCCGCTTCTGTGAGGTGCCGTCGCACTCCACGCCGGCCTCGACCACGCCACTGACGTTGGGCACGAGCCGGTTGGGCTTCTTCAGGTCCAACTTCAGTAGCGGGTTTCGCTGCTCGAAATCGCCGACGTAGGAGTTGGAGAGCAGCGCCGTCTTGCCGAACAGCAGGGCGTAATACATGGCGTTGGTGTTGCCGAAATAATTGCGCGGCTGGATCGTGGGCTCGATCACGTAGCCGTTCATCACCAGCATGAACGGACCGCAATCGATCAGTCCGTCAGGGCCGGTATCAGGGAAGCCCGGCTGGCCGTGTATCCAGACAATGTAGCCGTCCAGGTTCTTCTCGGACGTGTTCGACTTGCTGCCGCCCTCGCGCGTCGGGTAAACGTCCATCATCAGTTTTTCGAGGCCGTTGTTGAACAGCCACCGCGCCTTCATCTGATCAGCCTGAAACTGCGCCTGTGATTGGTTTCGACCACTCAGTGACTGCTGCTGGCGCGCGTTGTTGACGAAGCGATGCAGCCCGTTGGCGTTCGCATTGACGATGTCGTTGGCGTTCTGCATTAACGCCGCCTTGTCGTCCTGGCTGGCGTCGGACGGCAGATGCGTGGTCATCTGGACCGAGGTCGGCCGCTGCACGCCATCGGACGTTTCGACCTGCCAGGGGTCGGGCTTGTGCATCAGATACGCCGCGCCGAAACCATGGGTACGAACTCCAGGCTGTCGAGATCGAAATCCTGACCGTCATCCGCGATCAGTTCCCAGGCGAAGTATCGCGAGCGCAGCCCCTTGCCGATGTCGAACTTCGTGGTCTGGAGGTCCGGCCGCGAGACGCGCTTGTAGATGTAGCTCTTGCCGTCGCCGGTATCGAGCTTGAGCAACCAAGTCGCTCCGCTGCCCTTGCCCTGCCCCGCCACGGCGAGATACGCGCCCTTGAAGCCTGCGAGCTTGCCGCCGGCCGGCTGGAAGAAACCGCCCGCCATGCGCGCCGTGATGTCGGCCGTGTCGTCGCGCGCGCCGACCAGTTCGTAGAGGCCGTTGGTGTCGGCCGCGATGGTCTTGCGTCCCATCAGTGCGAACGAGTTGAAGGCGAAGTTGGAGTATTGCGTGACAGCCGTGGTCCTGGTGTTGATGGTCCAGGTCGTGACCGAGTTGTCGCCGGGATGCTGGTGCGTGATCTCAGCAGTGAAGTTCTCGTCCAGCCCCACCTTGTAGATGAAATTGCACAGACCAGCGTCATCGAGATCGAAGCTGTCCGGCAGGGTCAGATGCAGGACGAGCGCCCGATCCGGCGACGCCATCAGACGGAACAGTTCGGCGACCGCCGCGCCGGCCCGGTAGGCGTAGATCGGCGTGGCGGCGTGCATGTGGATCGTGTCGCTGATCGCCACCGACCGGACGAACTCCAGCAGCGCCAGGAAGCCCGCCACGTCCTTGATGGACACGCCCATCTTCGCCGTGGTCGCCACGGCTGACTTGAACGATACCTTCTCGTGCAGGACGTAGCTCGCCAGTGGGCTGAACGCGCTGCTGAGCCCCAGCGACGACGCCAGCTTCAGGGCGTAGGTGACGACGGTGCGCGGCGCGATCCCGATGCCCTGCGCCATCGCGGAGTGATAGATGAACTGCGTGGCCATGGCCTCGCGGATCGTGAGGATGTCCAGCATGCCCCCGCTGCCCTTGAAGTATTGAGCAGCGAAGGTGCCGTGCATACCGACGCCCGCACTGATGCGGTAGCCCATCGCAGGGATGAACTTCCCGGTGAAGGCAGGCGTCTCAGCGAGGGATGTGTCGTCGGTGTACGTGGTCATGGTTTAGGTTGAACTCGCGGACAGAGTGTAGGTGAGCAACAACTGATCCGTATTGCTGACCGACTTCGCGCTGGGGAACTGCGCGGCGCTGAACAGCGTGCCCGTGGTCCCGCCCGGCGTGGGTGAGGAAACCAGGAAGGCGCCAATCAAGTTCGCGGTGCCCGTGAACGTAAAGCTCGCGCGGTTGCCCGAGTTGGACAACGAAGGCGTGGGCTGCACCGCCGTCGCGGCGTTGAAGGTCGGACGCGCGCCGCCGGAATATCCGGTGAACTCGCCCGCGTTGCCCGTAATCGTCGCCGCCGTGTCCGTCGCCACGGGGGTATAGTTGTTCGTGAACAGGCCCATATACCAGCCCGACACGTTCTGCTGCGAAGCGAAGATCGTGTTCAGGAGGAAGATCAGGCCCTCGTTGACGCAGATGTTCTCGAACTCGAACTCGTCAACGATTTCACCCTTGCGGAGGATGGTCCCCTTGTAGACGCCCTTGGGAACCAGCAGTCCGCTATCCAGCTTCTCATAATTCATCAGTGCTCTCCTTAGTTGACGCCGTTGATGCCCACTGCGCCGAGGGTGTAGTTGGTGCCGCCGACTTGCGCCGTGGACACGAGCAGGCGCGCGTACTTCCATGCCGTGTTGGTGAAGCTCACGCCGAACACGCCGGCCGCCGTGGGCGTGAACGTGTTGGCGCTGGTCCACCAGTTGGTGCCGTCCATTGAGAACTGCACGGTCAGGACCGGGGCCGTCGTCGGCGTGCCGGCCACGAAGGTCGCGAACGCCGTCAGCGCCTTGCAGCCCTCGATGTTCCAGACGGATGAGAACGTGTTGACCGTCGCCAGCACCATGTTGGTGGCTGTCTGCGCAGCACTGTTGACCATCGTCGCAAACGGCGTCGCCGCAGCGTAGAGATCACGGAACTGGCGCATCAGCGGGAACGAGCCCGTGGGCAGTTCGAGCGTGGTGACGGTCACGGTCACAGTGGTGGACGCGCCACCGACGTTGAACGCGCGCCAGCGGCGACGCCCCGCGACAGGCATGGCGGGCATGCGCTGGATGCCGGTCGTGGTGAAGATGTCCGAGCACCAGATGTCCGTGAAGTTGGTGCCGCCAGTGCTTTCCTGGAGGATCATGATCACGCCCGTCGCCGCGCCCAGCGTCAACGCCGAGACGTTGATTTCGGCCGACACCACGCCGCCGCCGCCCTGCGCCGAAGCGATGACGGTGCCGAGCACTGATCCGGTGCCGGCGAACGCGACGGCCGACACGTCGGTCTGGGAGACCGCCGTAGCCTGCGACGCGGCCAGCACCTTGTTGGTTGATCCGTTGGCGACAGACGCCGCTGCGACGGTGCCGCCCAACTGCACGACGTTGATGCCCACCTGCGCCGTAGTCGGAACGATCTGCGCACCGTTGAACTGCGCGACGTTCAGTGCTGAGACTGGAGACTGCGGAGCGCCCAGACGCGCTGAGATGCCCGCAATGTTCAGCACGGTGCCGGTCGTGGTGCATTGCAGCCGGAAGAACTTATATCCGGCCACGTTGGTGCGGTACGTCGCCACGCCGGCAATCTGCACGATGGGAGAGCCGGCGCCTGTGACGAGGATCGCCCCCAGGTTATCCCAGGTCGCCGCCGCCGGATCGTTGGTTCCCTGGGGCTGCAAGACCGTGGTCGTGATGTTCGCGATCTGGATGTAGACTTCGGCGATCCCCGAAAGGTTGATCGCAGGCACTACGGTCTGTCCCGACGTGACCGTGTAGCTCCAAGGCAGGTTGATGATGCCGCCGGGCTGACCAACCGCCACCAGATCGGCCGCCACCGTTCCCGAGGTGTACGCCGTCATGTTAGCGCGAACCTGCACGTTCGCGGCGTTTGGCAGATTAGCGAGCCACAAACCAACAGTGGTGGATGTGGTGACGGTCTGCGCGGTGTTGCTCGACTGCGGGATGACGCTGAGCGACTGCCAAGACGACCCGCCGTCGATGCTCGACTGGAACGTCACCGTGCCAACGAACTGAGCCGTTGTGCCGGCCGGGTTGGTCAACGAGATCAGGAAGCCGCCGCCGCCCTCGACCGCCCAGGCCACGGTCGCGTTCAGGGCCGCCATGGTGTTGGCGGTCGGCTGCGCGAGGACCTGCGGCGGATCGGCGTTGACCGCGATAGCGGGCTGATCGGATGCGATCACAACGGCCATCGCCGCCGACGACACCTTCGCGCCGAGACCAGGAAGCTTCGCCACCATGCGCTTCATGAACGCGATCAGGGATGCGTTCGACGTGTCCGAGGCCGCCGCCGTATCGGCCTGCGCGCCGAGGTTGGTCGAGATCGCACCCGTGTTAGTGGTCTCCGTGCCCATGGACGTGGCGATGGTGGCGAGGCTGGTGTTGCCCGTGACCTGATTGGCCGCCGAAGCGTCGCCGCCGCCACCGCCGCCACCGCCACCGCCTGTGACGGGCATCGGGTTGGTGGCGCTAACCGGGGTCGGAACATTGCCGACCAGGAAGGAGATGGGATTGTCAGACATAGCTCAGTTTCCTTGATCAGTGATGTTTGCCGTATCAGTCACATCGATCCAGGACGCCTTGCCCCGGATGATCTCCGCGTCAACGAAATCGCCGAACCGCGCTCCATTCTTGGGATCGCCGTCACTGTCGGTGCAGACGATGTATTGGTTGACGCCGTCCTGCCGACGCCATAGCGGCACCGCACGCTGCGCCGAAGGGAAGAAGACCCGCGCTTCAGTCAGGTTGGTGCATTTGCCACCGCCCGCGCCGACGCAGAAACCAGTGGTCGTCATGAAGGCGACCGACACCTCGACGGGACTATCCACCTGGGTGCCGATCTGCCGGGGATTGGCCAACTCGGCGGGGATCATGATCGCCGAGCCGGGGATGACGGGGCTGTCCATCACGCTCTGCCGCTTCATGTCCACCAGTGATGTGCCGGCCATCCAGAACACACCGACAGTGGTGCCGATGTAGAGGCCGCCCGTCACGGCGGCCACCATGGTGATCTCGCCCTCGAACTGGAAGAACGTCCGCGTGAGATCGACGTAGTTGTACATGAAGAACTCAGTCGCCCAGAGCATAGTACCCGACGCGCCGTAGATGCGCCCGTTGTAATACGCCATGAACCGAGCAGGAGGCGGCTTGCCTAGCCGCTTACCCCCAACGGGGGCCAGGGTCGCGGAGGGCGCTGCGACAGGCGAGTACCAGATTGGTTGATCCGGTCCCCAAGGCCCGACCTTCACCTCTTCAGTGATAATGCCTGTGCTGTGAGCAGCAGAGAAGTAGATCGGGTCGCCCACTTGGATGAAACAAACAGGGTCGCTACCAACAGTGCGGCCGGTGTCCACAAAAGAGTAGTCAGGACGGATGATGCCGAGTTGTCCATCTTTTACCCCATAGACCGTACCATCATCAGCGTTCCACAAGCTGTGGAAGCTCCCGGTCGCCACCTGGGTACGGCCACGGCGGCGACGGGCCTGACCCGCATCGTCAAGATCGATGTCGAGCGCAAGGGCGAGATCGCGTGGGCCAAGCCGCTCGCGCGCGATGGTGTTGGTGTAGCCGTCGAACCGGCCGAAGTGGATGGTCTGGTCCGGCGGGGCGTCAGGCTGATCGGCCATCGAGTTCTCTCAACTTCTCTGCTCGTTTGGCGCATCCTTCACAGATGCCCTTGTAAATCTCGAACTCGTGCTCCAACTTTCGTAGCCGATCCCGCAGCATCATGTTGTCGGCGGCCTGATCCTTGATGCGTAGTTCGTACCCATCCATCAGTGCTCTGAACCGGGCGGTCAAATCCTGGGTCTGCACCTCATCCTGCTTCGCGTCGCGGTCCCGTTCCTCTTTGTCCCGGATCGCCTGTCGATCCCGCGCGTCCTGCTCCCGCTCCCGCGAACTCTGCGACCGCTTCTGCCCCACCACGACCACCGTGCCCATCAGCGTGAACGCACCAGTGATGATATATCCTGCCCAATCACGCCACGGCCAGTCCATCACTTTGTCGATCCAGTCGGCCACCCCCACACCCCCTTAACCGACGTTGGCGGCGTTCGCCTCCACGTCGAAGCAGCCCTGTGTCGCGGCCTGGAGCCCGCCGAAGCAGTAGACTGTCCAGAACACTGTTCCTGCGCCGGACGCCGAGGTGTCCCACTCGACGGACCAGACCCCCGAAGCAAGCTGCATCGCCAAGCTCTCGTGCCGATGTACGCCAGATGGGTCCTTGTAGTCGAGCAGCAACGTGGCCGCGCCCGGCGTCCCGGTGCCGATGGCCGGCGTGAAGGTGGCCCGGCAGACGGCGATGTTCTTGCGGACGAAGGTAGTCATTCAAAGCTCCATGTGACCCTTGGTAAACCAGTGATGCTCAGCGAGGCGACCGCCGCGCCCTGCACCTCCAGCGCCATTTCCGCGCTCGCCCCGGTCTCCCAGGTTGCTTCACAGTCTCCTGCTACCGTCCACACCACTGATGCTGTTCCGGGGTTCAGCACCTGCTGGGCGTTAGAATACCCTATGACGAGTGCGTTGCCTATACTGACGCCAGTGGACCGCTTGATGGCTGCGGATACGCCGTGAACGAGCGTCTGGCTGATGCAGATGCCGCGCGCCCTAACCGGCGCTCCCGAGCGGGCGTCCGCCTGCCCATGGCCTCGGGAATACCCCTGCGAGTAGACCACGCCCGTCGCGTGCGCAACACTGGTAGAGCTTCCCAGCGCGGTGCCGACAGATCGCGCCGTAGCCCGGCTGACGCCCTGGGCTGTGCTGGAGCCGGCCGCTGCGCCCACCGCCTGGGCCGCCTGGGTGAATTTCGAGCGGCCATCGACCACGGCTGCGCCGGTCGCCGCGCCGACCGCTTTCGCAACACTGATGGAGCCGCCCTGTACAAGGGCGGAACCATTGGCGCGGCCGACAGAGCTTGCTACCGTCGTTGCGCGGCCACTGACCGATGCCGAGCCGAACGCCGAGGCCACCGCACCGCCCTGGGCCGCTCCGACGCCACTACCGCCGGCCGCGCCTGCTGCAACCGCTGTCCCCCTAGCGGCCCCTGCGCCGGAACCCGCGACCGTCGCGGAGCCCAGGGCGGTTGCAACGGCGTTGATATACGCTGCCGAAACGCCCAAGACCAGCGCGTTTCCTGCACTGTTCCCGGTTCCTGCCGTGGGTGCAATCGAGTGGCCGTCCACCACGGCTGCGCCGTTCGCCACCGCGTTAATCTTGAAGACGCCCGTAGCCGTGCTGGAGCCCGCCGCCGTGCCGGTGCCCCTGCCGGCGTTCGAGACGCCGTTGGCGACGCCTGCGCCGACCGCCGATCCGACGCCGCGCCCGCCGCCGAGCCAGGAGCCGACCGCGTCGGCCGTGCTCGATCCCACCGCCGTGATTGAGACAACCGCCTGGGCGACCGCTGCGCCCGATCCGATGGCATAACCGGCCCCGGCGTGGACGATGCTGCCAGCGACCGCCGCAGCCGTGCTGGAGCCCGACGCCAAGCCCACGGAGATCGCGTGGCTGAGACCGACCGCCGGGGCGCTGCTGGAGCCCGCCGCCGCGCCGACCGCCTGGAGGGCCTTCGCGCTCACGCCCAGGGCTACGCCCGCGCCCACGGCCGAGCCGATGTAGTTGATCCCCGAGCCGACCGCCAACGCCGTGCTGGAGCCCGGCGCTGCGCCGACAGCCGCCACCACCGTGACAGAGTAGCCGACCGCGTAGCCGACGCCGTAAGCCTGCCCGACCGGGGACGCGCCCTGCCCGACCGCCGCCGCCGTGCTGGAGCCGACCGCTGCTGCGGTCGCCGGGGTCACGCCGATGACGACGCCCGACACGACGGCTACGCCAGTTGCGACGCCCATCCCTGGTACGCTCTGTCCCGACGCGCCCAGGACAATGGCTGCGTTATCATTGCTGCGCCCGACAGACACAGCGAAAGACCTACCAACGCCCGCAGCCGTGCTGGAGCCCGCCGACAAACCAATGCCTGTGCCGCCCGAGGCCGCGCCTACGGCTGCGACGCTCGCCGCGCCGGTCGCCGCGCCGACCGCATTGGCGTTGGTCTTGCCGGCCGCCGACGCCACGCCTGCGCCGGTCGCCGCGCCTACGGCTGGGAAGAGCGCCCTGGCCGCGCCCGAGGCTGCACCTGCGCCGGTCGCCGTGCCGACGCCGCCCCCGAGCCCGACGCCGAGCGCCGCCGCTGTGCTGGAGCCCGTCGCTGCGCCAACACTGTTGCTGATCGCCTTGCCGGTCGCCGTTGCCGTGCTCGATCCCGTCGCCGCGCCAACACTGTTGACCGTCACCCTGGACGTAGCCGCCGCCGTGCTCGATCCCGTCGCCGCGCCAACGCCCGTGACGCCGCTGTTGCCGATGCCTGAGACGACAGCCGCGCCCGTCGCCGCGCCCGTCGAGACGGCGTGCAGGCTGTAGGCGACTTCGATAGTGACCTTGGTTGTCCGGCTAACGGGACTGCCCTTGTGGCCGACTTCGGCCTGGACCTTCGACGTTATGCCGAGCGGACTGCCCTTATGGCCAACCTCGGCCTGGACCTTGGTTGTTGCGCCAGTCGTCATCAGGGCACCATGTAGCCGATGGACGCGGAGTTAACGGCCGAGTAGGTCCACGCTGCGGACGTATGCGGGTCCGTCACGAACAGTGAATACTGCTGCGACCAGGACGTGCTCAAGCTCTGCCCCGATCCGTCCGCCTCGGTGCCGCTCGAAACGACCAGAGGCGCAAGCGAGAAAGCGCCCGCGTCCGACTTCTGGCTCATCAGTTTGACGACCACGCCATGCACCGTCGTCGGCGTGCCCGACAACGAGCCGTGGCCGAATATCTCCCTGTTGCCCGACGTGTTGGCCATCGTCAGATAGTCGGATGTGTTGAACTGCGCCTCGTCCACCACCGCCCAATGGTTGGTGCCCGTGCTCGGCGTCGCTTGGTTGGTCCCGGCGTCACTGGTGGGCACCAGCGTCTCAATGCGGCTGTCGCCCAGACGCGAACCGGGCGTGTAGATGAAGACATCGTCAATGTATCCCGGCAACGCCACGATGCCGACCGTGTCCTGGAGCAGGATCGTGCTGACCTGGGTCTGCCCTGAGTTCTGGATCGTGTTCTGACTGGTCAGGCTGATCTGCTGGACATCGTCAATCCAAACCTCAACCTCGCCCGTGCTCGCGTGCATCTTCCAGCGCACATCAAACCAATGCCACGTGCTGACCGTCATAATGAGGGATTGGGTCGAAAGCTGCGTGCTTCGGTTCCCGCGCCACGACTTCAGCGTCCCCGTGAAGCCGTTGTATGTGATCGTGCCCTCCACGCCGCCCGCGCTGCCAAAGCCGCAGATTATCTGGTCCACGTTGCTGGCGTAGGATGTCGGCTGCATCGCGAAGCTGAGCCAGATTTCCGAGTTAGCCGTGGTAGCCCTCGACACGCCATAGTTGTTGGTGAAGATCGCCCCGCCGCCAAACCGACCCGTCGTCGTGCTGAACGAGACAATCGCGCCAACACTGTAGTTGGCGCCGAAGTCGGTGATGTTGTTGTAGAGGTCGAAGCCGTCCATCCAAAGAATGGTCATGTCGAGGGTCCTTGATTACTCGATTGCGCCGTCAGTCCGCAGGCACTTGCCCTGAGACCTGTCCCAGACATGTTTCGCCGGCTCACGCGCGTAGCAGGCGATCACTTTTTGGTTGGTTTCCCGGTACGCCTCCACTTGCTCCTGCGCTGCCTTGACCGTGGCTTCCATCGAAGTCCGGCCCTGGATATAGCCCAGGGCATGCAGCGACGTGGCCACGCCGAGCAGCACGACCAGGAGCGCGACCGCGAGGATGACATGCCAGTCCGTAAGGTAACGGACGATAGCAACAATGGCGAGAACCGCCACGACAAGGAACAACCAAACACTGATAGGGATAAGCCCCAAGGCATGGCCGGCTGCTCCTAGCACTCCGTTGAAGATCGACGCGCCGATGTCACCCATGGGCGTTCTCCGCAGTCGGGGCGAGCAACACTGGCGCGCTCTCCACCTCGGCGTCGGCGTCCACGTTGACTTCAGCGCGCCGCGTCGCGTTCGACGCTGCGTCGTTGGCGACCTTGCTCATGTAGATCATGAGCCCGGCGACCGCGCCGATGACCGTCAGGCCGGCGACGGCGTATTTGACGTAGGCCAGCGCGTCCGAGGCCGGGGCGAGCGCCTGACCGGCCTGCGCCGCGCCCGTGGCGATCACGCCGCCCATGGTGCCGGCATGCGTGGCGAGCCGCGACAGTGACGACGCTGGGATGTCCTGCGCGTGCGCCTTGGCGTTGCCGCCAACAGTGGTGAGCTTCGGCGCGGTGGCGTTGTCGGTGCCGTTCGCCCAGGCCAGTGAAGTCTTCTGCACGTTGGCGATACGAGCCGCCCAACCCTTGCCGAAGTGCTTCCAAGTCGGCAGACGCTGGAGCGTGCCCAGACGATGCGCGCAGAAGTCCTTGATGAAGTCTTCCGGGTCGTCGGCGACGATGGCCTGAAGCGTCTTCGGACCGAAGTCGCCATCGACGGTCAGGCTCAAGATCGCCTGCGCCCACTTGGTTGCTCCACCGACGCCGCTATTGACCGCCGCATCGAACATGCAGAAGTCCACGCCGGACGGCAGATCGTCGCCGCCGATGCGGTCCCAATAGTCGGTCTTGTAGATCGCCGCCACTTCGTTCGGCTGGATGCCGATCACGGACCGCAGCGGGCGCTGCTGGCGCGAGAGCCAGGAGTTGTAGGTCCCCTGGGTGATGCCCCGGTTGGTCAGTCCTCCGGGGTCGTTCGGGTTGTTCGAGATGCCGCCCTCGTACACGAGGACACGCGCCAACGCTCGGTCAAAATTCGATTTCACGGGTCGCTCCTTAGAAGAAGCCCCCCGGAATGGGGGGCCTCGGGATTAGGTCTCGGTGCAGGTTGACGCCGTGGTCAACTGCGGGGTGACGCCGCTCGAAACACTGATGTTCGGCGTCACGGTGCCGGTGTACAGGATCTTGCCCGCGCCGGACGAAGCGGTGCCGACCGCCCAATTGGTGATCGTGTTGGTGCCGCCCGTGCAAGCCGGGAAGCTGATCGTCGCAGCCGGCGAAACACTGTTGGTCGTGACCGTCCAACCGCCCGTGGTGCGCGCCACCGCGACGCGCGCGTAGGAGGTGTAGGTCGCCTCGCTGGATGTCTGCGAGCCGGCCGAAGTCGGATCGGCAGTGTGCAACGAAACATACAGGTTCGTCAGCGGCGAGGTGGCGGCGTTGTCCGCCATGTTCGCAATCGCGGTCGCGTTGAAGATCAGCTTCAGCAGATCATTGTCGAAGGTTGCGCCCTTAGCCATCAGTTTTCTCCATTCCTCAAATTGCCAAACGTAGTCATGCCACGACTGATCAAGTCACGGGCCTGCACGCCGACTGGTGTCCCGAAGCCACGTGCAGTCGCCGCGTTCCGTGCGTGCATGGTCATGGCACGCTCGAAATCCATGGCAGGGTTGGTCAGTCCGGGATGATCGCGCCCGAACTGCATCGCCTCGCTCTGCCAGTATTTGAAGTCCTGCGGCTCCTGCCTGTTGGCGGCGAGCAGCATGTGCCTCGTGATGTTCTGCGAGCGCATCGCCCGCATCTGCTGGAGGCCCATCGCAGTCTTCTTCTCTTCATCGTACTCGGCCGCCTGCGCAGGCTCGATGCCCAGCGCCTGCTTCATGACGTCCGAAGACGAAGCCGTGATCGGCAGCTTCTCGCCGTTGCGATCAACGAAGCCGTATTTGCCCAAGCGGTAGGCTTCGACGCCGCCCTTCATGAACTCGGGGGCCATCTTGACCGCCGCGTCGGCGAAGTCGCCGTTCGACAGATCGCGCATACCCGCCGCAACGTTGAACAGGTAGCCAACCGAAGAGCCGGCCATGTTCTTCAACCAATCCTTCTCGGCATCCTCCATCTTGCGCTTCTCAGTGGCGAACTGGAGCAGTGAAGAGCCCGGCGCGATCCGGCCCTCGCCGAGGTGCGAGAAGTCCACGCCGGCCAGCCGGGGCAGACCGCGCGCCACCGCCTCGCCCATTTCCTTGCCGAAGGAGTGCGCGAGCCACGTGCGGTAGGTCGCCGTGACATCGTGATCGTCCTTGCCTTCGATCAAGTCGGCCAGCCGGTCGTACACTGATGCCGCCACGCTCACCATAGGCGCGCCCAGCGTGCCGGCCAGCATGGTCACGGCTGCGGCATGGCCATAGAGCCACTTGCGCGACTGCGCGGCTTCTTCTTTCGATGTCGCCATATTGCCGAAGCCGGTCGCAAACTCGCGATATAGTTTCTCCGTCATCCTGATCTGGAAGCCCATGAACTGGTTGATCAGTGGAGACATCGCGCCGAACATGCCCGAGCGCGTGGTCTGGCGCGCGTTCAGTTCCGGGTTCCAGTTGAACTGGCTGTCCATCACCTTCTTGTAAGCGAAGTCGTGCAGCGCCATGCCGGCCGCCTTGCCCGGCTGCGCCGCGTGCAGATCGCGCGCCGCCAGCGCGGTTAGGATGCGCGGGAACTGCTCACTATAGCGCCCGAGCACGCTGGCCTTCTGGAGGATGTGGCCGTAGGCGCTATCGACCTGATGGCCCGTCATCGCTTCCGTGTAAGCGCCCTGGTTGAACGCCCCGCGCGCGGCGAGGTTCATGATGAAGTCGATGGTGCCGGGCTTGATATTCGCCTTGACCAAATCTTCGCGCCGCAAACCAAAGGTCACGGCGTCTTTGCCCGCCATGACGGCGCGGATGATCGCCAAGCTCTCGTTGGTCGCGCCCGCGAGCGCCGCAGCCGACCGGACGTAGCCATGCGTCTTGGCGAGTTCCGGCAGCGTCAGCGTCGGTATCTGCGACATCAGTGTGAAGAAGTAGCCGGGGCTCGCGCCGATCTGGAACGCATGCACCGTGCGCCGCACGCCATCCATGAAGGTGGACGGCACATGCGCCTGATAGAGCTTGTTGCGCATGACGATCTCGCCAATCGCTTGGCTGACCGCCGTCAGATTGTCGCCACTGATCGCCGTACTCTGGTTCAGTTGCTCCATGCGCTTCGACATGCGGATCGCCGCGCCGCCGAGTTCACGCGACATCGACAGGTTCGACAGGCCGCGCGAGTTGGCGACCGCCGAAGCCTTGAAGCTGTGCAGCATGTTCGGATCGAAGCCCTGCACATCCTGACGCGGCTGGTAGAGCTTGGTGATCGAGGTGTCCGGCAGCGCCGCCATCAGCGAGCGCGTCAGTTCCCGCTTCTGCTGCTCATGCGCCGCATCGAGCGCCACCTTCTGCGACGCCGTGATGTTGGTTGGATAGTTGGGCGGCGTCGCGTTGATTGCCTCGATGGCCTGCCGCATCCACTGCGGACCGACCGTCTGGTAGATCGAGGTGTCATGCGCGAGGCCGCGCGCAATCGGCGCAGATGCACTGATGTCTCCGGTCGCCCGCAGATCGTGGAACAGCTTGAATAGTTCGTCGCGCTGCGCTTGGCTCTGCATGCGCACGTAGATCGTGTCGTTGCCGACGCCGCGCATCAGTTGTGCGTGGAAGCCCTTGTCTGACATCGCCTTCATGATGCGGACCAGGGCCTGATCGTCCGGCACGTTGTTGTTCGTCGCCACGTGCGCCGAGACGAAGTGATCGCCATCGCGGCCGAGGTGGAAGTAAGGACCCTGCGCCTCTTTGTCGCGCAGCGACTGGAAGTCGCCCAGCATGCTGGTGAGCGCCTTTTCGTTGTCCTGCGCCTTGACGATCTTGGCGTTCAACTCGACCATCTGCTCGTGCGTCATTTGCAGCGCGGGCGGGAGACCGGCGTTGTGCCGTTCCGCCATCAGCAGGGCGTTGATCTCGTTGTGGACATCGGTGGCCTTGGCCTTCATGCCGATCTCCATCTCAGCCTGACGCGCCGTGCCCCAAGCGCGCGCCTGGGTCGGATCGTCGTGCAGATGGGTCAGGCCCTCGTACTCGCGCAGCGGATCGTTGTGGAAGCCGTGCCAGGGGGCGTCGTTCGGCCACTCGCGCTGCTGAAGGTCGTAGGCGTGATAGACGTTGCGCAGCCGCATCGCGGCAGCGTTGGCGTCAACACTGGCGCGCCATGCCTGCTCGCCGCCGGGCGTGCGCCGCAGGATGTCCGCGTCACGCTGCGCTGCGAAGTGCTCCTGCTGAAGCTCCGCGATCTGCGGATGACCCGCCAACCAAGTGTGGTCGCGCCAGGGCTTGAAGCCGTCGATGTTCTGGACCGTGCGCTGCGCCAGCCGGTTCCAGGCGTCCTTGGCCTTCGGCGGCAACGCTTCGACCAAGTTCATCGACTTGACCAGGGTCTTGGCCAGGATGTCGGTACGCACGGTGCGATGGTTCTGAAGCCCCATGAAGTCCAACGCCTCGGGGACGTGGTCCTTCACGCGCCAGCCCAACTGATCGCCGGTCTCGAAACCAAGGACGTGGGAGCGCATCCCATCCTTCATGGTTGACCACTTGTCTTTCAACCAACCCTCGCGCACCAGCGCGTTGCCAAGCTGGGTCGAAGCGTCCGAGAACTGCTGGCCTCCACGCATCACTTGCATGCGCACGTCGGGATGCGCCTCGCCCACGTTCTCGCCGCCGAGCCGCGTCGCCGTGTCCATCACCTGATCGAACAAGGTGCGCATCCGCTCGGGCATGCCCAGCGCCTTGAACACCACGTTCTTGAACGCCTGCCACATGTCGCCGACGCGCGATCCCGTGCTGACGTTCATGCCCTTCAGGGTCTGCTGCGCTTCCGGGTTCGAGAACGCTTCGGACACGAACTCGTGGACGTTCTCGCCCATGTATGTGCCGCCCAACCGCGACTGCACGCGACCAAACAAGTCGCGCATCTCGCCTGCGATGGGGCCGTCACCGTTGAGCTTCTTGGCGAACGCCGCGTGCGCCGCTTCATGCAGCACGCCCTGTTCTACCCGAGCCGCGTCCATCAGTGTCGTATGGTTCGCTTCGTGATCGTGCCAGCCGGCGACGAACTGACCATCGTCGGGCTCGCGCGTTCCAACCGGCCTGTCGTTGAACTCGATGGTGCCGCCCGCCCCGGCCTGATCGAGGATGTGCGCCATCTCCTTGGACAGCGGCGTGCTACCCTGCTCGCGCAGGTAGCCCAGCGTGGACTTCATATCGCCGGTCTCATCGATCACGTGCGCGATGTCGGCGTCCTGCTGCGTCGGGGCCTGCGAATATCGCTTCAGCGGATGACCGCCGTTCGCCAGCGTCGCCGCGATCTCCAACTGACCTTCGGCGTCGGCATGGTTGTAAAGCGAGCGCTCCGTCTGCGGCGTGACGTGACCGGACATCTCATCAAACAAGTCGGTGCCGAAGAAGTGGTTGGGGATGAGCTTCAGCCCCTCCATGCCGTTCTTCGTGATCGCGCGCTCTGCCTGATCCAGCGCTTCGCGATGGGTCGCGAGCAGTTCGCGGAACCTGGGCTCAACCGTGGCGAAATCGAGATGGCGCGGGATGACCGCGCCGGACTGCTCCAGCGCGGCCAGATGCTGCTTGGCGGCGTCAAGCTGACGCATGATCGCAGGCGATACCGGCGTGACCGGCATGCCGTTGGTCTCGTACAGGTTGAGCCCCGCCTTCAGTTCCTCAATCGCCGCGCGCCGCCGCACATCCGACTGGAGCCGGCGGCCATCGCGCGCAAAGCCGCGAAGCTCATCGGGCTCGATCACTGGCGGCTTCAGACCATTGTTCGCCTCACGCTTGAGATCGACCGGGGTCTTCGCCTTCGGCGCAACGTCCTTCACAGCTTCGATGGTTGGGGCCAGATCAGGCGCGACCACTTCGGGGCCGTGCTGATCACTCATCGGCACGCGCTTGCCCTTGGCGGCTTCCTTCTCGGCGCGGGCCAGATACGCCTTGGCTTCCTCCAGGCCCATGCCGGTCTTCTCAGCCACCGCCATGCGCTGCTTGGCGTCTTCCAGCCGCTGCGTGTCCGCCTTCTTGGAAACCAACTCTGCCTGCTGCTTGGCGAGCTTGGCGCGAGCCTCGGTGGTCTTCGGCGCGAGCAGCCGTTCGCCCAACTGACGATCCTGCGCCTTCTGCGCCGTGTCGCTCAGCGCCTTGGCGGTCGCCTCATCCTTTGGGGCCGGTTCGAGCAGCTTGGCGGTCGCCTCATCCAGATGACCGGCCGCTTCCTTCTGCATGCGCGCAGCCGTGATGTCGTCGGGCTCGCTGCGTTGGCGCAGGGCTTCCCAATACCTGCTGTCACGCTCGATGGCGGGACGCTGGGGGTTGTTGTCGTATTTCGCCTCGGCCGCCTTCACGGCGTTCTTCTGGTCTTCGGTGTAGCCCTCGTAGGATCGGGGCGCGGCCGGCGCAGCCGCCGGTAGGGGCTCGTCACCGCCCGTGGGGATTTCCAGCCGCTTCGGGTTCGCCTTCTCGGCCGCCGCGCGCTTGGCGTCGATGGCCATGCGCTCCTTGGTGCGCTTGCCCGTGGTGGACAGGTCCTGCGTCTTGCCGTTCTCGCGCGCCGACTGCTTCGCGAACTCAGCCGCGTAGGATTGATCCTGCGGGATGTCCTTAGCCGTGATGCGCTCGGGCGCTCCCGGCAACGGTTCCGCCGCAGCCTTCGCCTTCAGTGTTGCGAGATTGTCCAGGTTCAGGCTCGCACGCGCGGACGCGGCGATGCGCTGCGCCGCCGGATCGCCCGACGCCGCCATCTTGTCCAGGATGGCGTTGCGCGTCGCTTCCTTCGCCGGCTGCTGCTCTATCGGCGTCTGGGCCTTGGCCTTGCGAGCCGCCTTGACCTGGGCCTCCTTGGTCAGCGGGGACGCAGCCGGCGCAGCCTCGGGGGCCGGCGCAGCCTTGGCCGCCTTCGCCGCCTTGGCGGCCTTCATCTTGTCCGCGAAGCTCACGGCGGCCGGATTGGGCACGCCGGTCGCCGGGTCCGTCTTCGGCACCGCAGGAGCGGCCTGTGTCGTCGGGGCCTTCGCCTTGGCGTCGAGCGCCTTGACCTGGGTGTCGAGCGCCTTGATCTGGGTGTCCACCTTCGCGCCCGAGCCGCGCCCCTCCATCATCTTGCCCTTCAGCGGCAAGGCGTTCTGGAGATCGGCGGTCTTCTGCAACAGCGACATCACCTCGGGATCGTTCAGGTTGTCGCCGAGCAGGGTGTTGCGCTGCTGCTCCAACCAATCGAAGCGCTTGGCGTGCGTCGGATTGATCGCGTCGCGGTCCACGCGCTGGGGGACCTTCGGACCACTGATCTCCGGGGCCGCATCGTCGGCCGCCGTGACGCCCGGCGGCTTCTGGGTGTCGTTGATCCGCTCGGCCAGCGCGCCGATGGGGTCGCCATCCTTGTCGAGCAAACCAAGCTTCTGGCCAGCGCGCTTCAGCGGCGCGCCGGGCTCTTTGTCCGCCTGGATCAGTGCTGATAGGTTGTCGATCGCTGTGGTTTTCAGTTCGTCTTCACTGGCGAACGGACCCTTCAACGACTTTGGCCAAGCCTTGTCCTTCTGGAGATCGGTGCGCGCCGCTTCCCACGACCAGGGCTCAGGCACGCCCTGGAGCTTGCCGGTCGCCTTGCCGAACGCAACGGGGTTCTGCCCCTCATCGCCGGGGCCGCCGTTGGCGAACGTCGGACCCTCGGGGGCCGGCGGCTGACCGACGCCTTCAACCGGCCGCCCAAGCTCGTCCATGCGGTCACGCACGCCCGGCGGCAGCAGTTCCGGCGCATGGAACGGACCGACATCGTCGGGATGCGGCATGAGCCTGGGCGACGGGGCCTGACCGAACTGGTTGCGGCCTTCCTGCGCCATCGGGAACAGCCCGAAGGTCTCGCGCGGAGCCTGGGGCGCAAGCTGGCCACGCATGTCGATGGGGCCTACGCCCGTGGTCGGCCGCAAGCCGAGCCCCGCCACGCGCGACGCCAGATCGCTGGGGCCGGTAGGCGCAATGGGACGAGCCGCGCGCTGGGCGGCCAGATCGAGCGGCGGCGGGATCGACGGACCCTGCATCGCGCCCGAGCCGCCACGCTGGCCCATCTGGTCCATGCGCGCCTTCAGCATGTCGCCGGGGGCCGCGATGGGCTGCTGGATCGGCTGCGGCGGCTGGAGGGCCTGATCGACCACGCCCTTGAGCACATCGGTCGGCACCGTCTGCGCCGGCTTTGCGGCGATCTCGCGCGCCGGGAACATCGGGTGCAGCGCACCACTGGTGATGCCGCCGAGCACGCCGCCCTGGAGCGCCGCGTTGATCACGTCCTGGGCGCGCTCGCCCATCGGCCGGTTCGGATCGCCGAACTGCTGGGTCGCCCACTCGGTCGCCGCCGTCGCAGGCGCGCCAATCGCCGCGCCCATCAGTGCTGACTTGCCCAGGCCCTTGCCCATGCTGGTGAGGATGCGACCTTCTACCGCAGCCGGCATCAGCCCCTGGATCGCGGCCTCGGGCACGCCCATCGCCGCCGCCTTGGCGGCCTCGCCAGCAGTGATGTGCTGACCCGTGTAATCTTCGTTGCGCTGGACGTTCCCGCCAACACTGGTGGGATACATGCCGGCCATGCCGCCGAGCACGCCGCCGACCGCCGCGCCGCCTAGCGCCTCGGGCAGCAGCGCCGCGCCCGCCATGCCTGCGCCGAGCGCCCCGGCCATTGTCGGCACGCCCTGCATGACGCGGTAGGCCATCGCCTCGGGGTTATACCAAGCGGCCTTTTCCAGGTCTGCGTTCTGCGCGCGCTGCGCCAGGGCGCGCTGCTCGGCAGCATAGTCGGCAGCACTGTTGGCGAAGTCGTTCGCGCCGAAGATGCGCCCGCCCGCCTCGGCCGCCGAGCCAAGTTCGCTCAGCATCTGACGCCCGCCGGACGCGAGGCCCGACATGAACCAACCCTGGCCCTGACCGTCGCCCCCCGCCGGGGCAGCGGTGGCCGGCGGCGAGTACGTCTCCAGCGCGTCGCTGAAGCTCGGCAGATCGGCCATTTACTCGCTCCCGTTGCCGTACAGGTTCGCCGAAGGCAGCGCCATCGTCTGACCCGCCGTCGTGCGGACCATGTAGTCGATACGGTTCTGCTGATCCTTCTCAGCCTGCACGCGCGCGGCCTCGATGGCCTTGGCGGATGCGCCCGAACCTTCGGCCCGCAGTTGGTTGTAGAGCGCGCCGGACTTCATCGCCGACGCCGCCAGATGATCGCTCAACTGCTTCATCGCCAACTGAGCCGGCGGCATGTAGTGCTGCATCTGATACAGCTTCATCGCTTGGTTCCACGACAGGCCGCCAATCGCCTTGACGTATTCGTCGCGCGTGTAGTTGTGCGGCTCATGCGCAGCCGCAGCCGCCTCCAGGGGCACTTCCGCCATATCCGCCTTGTGCTGCACGGCGAACTTGTCGTTGATGGGCTTGCCTGACGGCGTCACGTTCGGCGTGGTCTTATCGGCGTGGTCCAGCATCCCCTGGAGCACGTTGGCGAAACCAACCCTGTCGGACTGCGCCGCCTGCAACCATTTAGGATCACTGGTGATGATCGCCCTGGCGCGCGGATCGGAATATGTCGTCGCCGCCTTGGCCAACTGGTCCATCGACGGCGCGTTGGGGTCCTGGCGGCTGAAGAAATTCTTGAGGCGATCCGTGGGACCGCCCATCGACGTTAGCGGCTCGTATTGCATATCGGCCGCGTCGCCCGCGCCCCGGTTCGCCAGCCACTGGTTGAACGGCGACGCCGTCTTATCATTCAGCGTGGCGACGTTGTCCGCGCCGCCGATCTGCGGCGACACCTGGAGCTTATCGCTGAGCGACGGCAGCGCCATGCCCTTGTAAACGCCGAGCCCATCAGGCAGCGGAGCCGGGGCTGGCGCGGGGGCCGCCGCAGCGACGCCGGCAAGCGCGGGGACCAAGGGCGTCGGGGGAGCAGTGATGGCCGCGAGATCGGGGCTGGCGGTAGGAGCAGCAGGGCTGGAGCCAAACAGGCTGGCAATGTCGAGCGGACCGGGCATCAGTTATAATCCCTCACGTAGGTGCCGCCGCCACGGCCGAAGCCCCAGGTGGCTGGCGCGAAGGTCTTGCGTGTCAACTGCTTCTTAGCACGCACACAGTGATCATCAAACTGGCTCTTGAGTTCCCGCATTTTCAGCATCTGATCCATGCCGGCGATGTCGAGATCGGGCTGGCGGATCGCCAGATAGCCGGCCCAATCGAGCACCGCGAGGTGCCAATTCGATGGAATTTCAGGGCGGTCGGTAGGAGCACTCATGTGCCTCAACGGCCGACGCACAACGCGGAGTTTGACCAGATCAGTGTAGCCAGCCGCCGGCACGGGGTAGATGCGCAGGTTGCAGACCATGAACGAGCCGTGCTCACTCTCGGTCACGCCCTCATCCGTGGCGAACGCGCGGGGCTTGCCGGGGTGCAGCACATCCATCTGGTTCGGATCGAAATACGGTGTGACCGGCGCTTGGTAGGTCGAAAGCGTCGAGTGGCCGGCGCGCGCCAAGTCGGCCTGATCGGAGCCGTAGCGCGCTGACATCACACCGATCACTGATGTGTGCAGGGGGTAGAACTCCTGGCCGGGAACCAGTGTGACCTGGGTGGCCTCGGGGGTGACGAAGTCGCGGATGCACTCGGTCTCGTTGGCGAACCGATCCACGGCGTCGTTGATGTAGCGGATCAGTGTTTCGTCGTCCCACAACTGGTCTGACGAACCTCCAGGAACACTGTCCGAGCGGTCGTGCAGGATGTTGACCCGCAACTCTTTCAGCATTTCCTGGAGGTGCATGTTCGTATCCTCTTAGGCCGCCATCGGGCGAGCAGGAGCCGTGATGAGGCGATAGGGGAACCGCATCTTCTTGCGGTGGCCGACCACCTTCTGCGACTGGTCGAGGACCGGCACCATGGTGATGGCGTTGTTGAGAATTTCGATCACGAGATTGGGCACGAAGACTTCTTCGCCCGCGCGGATCATGTAGCTGTGGCCGTTGCCGCTGACGTAGAGACCCGTGGGCGGGATGTCGATGTTCTCTTCCAGCACGATCCAGGTCCGGCCGGTGTTCACGGGAGCCGCCTGCACCTCGGGCTGCGCGCGCCGCCGACGCTTCACGGCAACCACGCCTTCCATGAGCGGGGCGCGCGGCGGCGGCGATCCCTGCTGAACCGACAAATTATCACCCAGTTTAGCCATCACTGCTCTCCTTAGAAAAATGGGGGGCACGATGGCCCCCCCCCCGCACAAAACCTTGCGCTGTGGGACGCAAGGCTTAGCCGTCGAACTCGACGCAGATGTTCTTGCCGGTGCCGACCATGGCGGCCGATAGGAGCACGGAGCCGGTGCCGTTGCCGAGTTCGTCAACGGTGACGGTGATCGCGCCGCCGGTATCCTGCGACGTAGCGCCGCCGAGGATGGTCTTGATGGCGTTGACCGCCGGCATGCCGTACTGCCACTCCCACGTCACGCCATCAGTGGTGTTCACCACCTTGACCTTGCGCGGGCCGAAGCCGAGCGGGATCAGAACCGCGTCGCTGGTCGAGGTGAAGTTCAGAAACTGATGGTTGGAAACGTCGCCTGCGCGCTTCGGATTGCCGATCAGTGTTCCGGGACCGACGTAGGTCGCCGGGAAAGTGGACTTTGCAAGCGCGATGTCGATGATTTTGGTAGCCATGTGGCCCTCTTGGACTGGAGCATGATGTGGGCGTTATGCCCACATCAGTGTTGGCGCCGAGCTATTAGGCGGTGCAGGCGACTTCCAGGCGCGCCATGAAGGCGTCCTGAAGGATCACTGTTCCGGTCCAGAGCTTCCAGCCCACGGTGCCGCGCTGGGCGAGCGGATCGCCGGACGACGGCTTCGGGTTCACGACCATCGGCGTCATGGACGACTTGCCCTTCAGGGGCACGATGCCGAAGGCGTCGCGGCCGAAGATCAAGATCGGATAAACGTCGGCGAGCGTGCCCGAGGTGGAGCGCATCAGGCCCTTCGTGCCGCCCGCGTCGGGGAACGGGATGAAGACGGTGGACGACAGGTAACGCACCTGTTCCACGCTGCCGATCTCGCCCTCGAACGGGCTGGTGTGCGGGCCGTAGTCCGCAACCGGCTTGAAGCCGGTCATGTTGCGCAGATCGCTCTCCAGGTCGGGATGGCAGATCGCCATGAACGACGCTTCCACCGACTTCGTGCCGAAGTCGCTGTTGGAGGCGACAACACTGGTGATCTTCTTCGCCAACTGGCGGTTCAGGCCGGTGGTGACGGCGCGCTGGTCCTTCAGCGTGATCGCCGTGACGACGGACGAACGACCGGCGACGCCGTTGGCGTACCAGACGTTGGTGCCTGCGATCAACACGTTGAAACGAAGCGTCTCAACAGTGATGGCCGCCTGCTCGCCGAGGATTTCCGTCGCCTGCGCCAGGATCGGGTCGGTGTGCGTATCTTCGATCACATCAGTGATGGTGATGTAATCGCCGTACTGCGACAGCGTGACCGTGTAGTCCTGGTTGGCGAGCGTCGAGCCGTTCGGCGTGACGCCCTCGACCAGCGGCGTGGTCGCCAGCGGGATGTACCAGGGCGAAGACGCGCCGTTGGTGCCGCCCGCGTTCGGACCGGCCGATCCCGTCGCGCCCATGAGGAAGTAGCGACGGAACTTGGCGGTCTGGGTCGAGTTGGTGGGCAGCACGTAGGTCTGCCCGAACTTCTCGATATGCAGATACGGCATCGCGCGCTTGAGCATGCGAACCACGGCGTAAGCCGCGATCAGTGGACTGATGTCGCCGTATGAAGTGATGTTTGCCATGGATCAGCGATCCCCGTTTGGGGGCTTACCCGACAATCTTAGCGAAGTGCGCAAAGCCATCGTCAAAGGTCGTGGGCTCGCCCGAGGTTGGTCCGGTACGTTTGCCACTAACCGGGGCCAACCGGGCCGCCGCTTTGATGGCGGCCGGGGACAGCGGTGGCGAAGCAGGCGGCGGGTTTGCCGGCACGGTCGGTGCGATGCGACCAGTATCAGTGTTACCCGTCGCCTGCTTATAACGAGTTACAAGGTCTTCGACCTCTTCACTTGTCCCAGCCTGCATAACACCAGTGTAGGCGGCGCGCAAGTAGGCCGGCTGCGTGTTTACCCATTGCGCAACCTTGTCAGTCACCGTTGCATAATCGGGGATGCGCTTGGTCAGGTCGTCGTACTGATAGCTCTCAGCCAACTGGTCGAGCATCTTCAGTTTCGGCGCCAGGACACGGGCCATCTCGTTGAAAACGTGGTTCGTCACCTGATGAACCGCCGCACGGTTCATCAGTTCGGCCGCGCGCGCCACCTCGGGCCACTCGGTGTAGAAGCCCTGGAGCGCGCCGATCTCTTCGGCGTTATATAGCGAGGGCTGCTGCTGAACCTGCTGCTGCGGCTGCGGCATCGGCTGCTGGCTGCGCGCCTCCAGTGCCGCCGCCAGACGCTCGAAACCATTGTCGATCTGCGCTTGGACAGGCGCGAGGACAGCAGCAGGGGCGGGCTCGGGTGAAGGCGCAGGGGCCGCCGGCTCGGCCGGGGCTGGCGTAGGGGCCGCCGTTGTGGTCGGCGCAGGCGTCGGCGCGGGGGTGTCGCCCGGCTCGGTCGGCTCGACCGAGAACTGCGCGAACATCTTGGCGAACTCGTCTTCCGGCTCGGGCGTCGGCGCGGGCTCGGGCGTCAGCGCCACCACGGGCTCGGGAGCCGGTGCCGGGGGGTCGCCCTGCCCGACGATGACGGGCGGCGGATCGGCGGGAAGCTGGACAATATCGACCATACCAGTGTTACTCCTTGATTACGGGTTTGTTGATCACTACCTTGGGAACAGTGATGAGATGGATCAGGTCTTGCAGAGCGATGCACTCACCCTGCAAGGGCGGGAAGGCCGCCGGGGGCGCCAGGACCAACTGGTCCTTGCGGGTTTCCAGCCGGGCCTCCAGGAGCCGGACCACCGTTAGGACCGCCGGGTCCTGGAGCTTGTGCGCCTGCTGGAGCATTTGGGTCAGTTCCCATTCCTCCGCCTTCGATGACGCCATTCGTGATACCCCTTTCGAGCAGATCGAGCGCAGCGTTGACCGATGCGGCGTCGGCCGCAGCAGTGTTCTTCTGGCCCTGGGTGATGTTCTTGAACGCAGCCGCCAGTTGCTCGCGCAGGGTCGCCTGGAAGATTTCGTTCTTCTGGTCCTGCTCGGCCTTGGCGCTCGCCGCCTGCTGGTTCTCGCGGCGCAGAGCCTCGTCATCGTCCACCATCACGTCGTCCAGGTCACGCGCGCACGCGCGCACCTCGGCGAGCTTCCTGGCGTCGATGTACATCTTCTCGTCCGGCGTCATGGTGGCGGCGAAGTTGTCGGCCGCCGCGCCACGCGCCTCTTTGGCCATCAGTGATGTTGCCCCACGGGCGATGACGTTGTAGTCGCCGGCCGGGATCATCTTCTTGTTGAACTTCTGGTTGAACACCAGCACCGCCTGGACCACGGATGTGGTCAGGCTGTCGAAGGCGCGGATGATGTCCTTGAACGGCAGCGCCGCTTCGCCACGCAGCATGGACGCGCCGGCCGCCGTGCGGAATGGTTCCGATGGACCCTTCTGCATGTCGCCGCCGGTCGCCGGACCGACGAAGGTCTCCATGTCGGCGATCTTCATGAACAGGTCGATCATCTTCAGGAGGCCGTCAATGTGCGCGTCGATCTGCACGTTGCGCACCGCCGGCCACTGCGCCGACTGATCGGTGCCCTCGCGATACCAGACCTTGTAGGCCGTGATCGAGGTGACATCCTGGTCGGGCCGCATCAGGTCGGTGTTGACTTCGATGTTGGGACCGCAGACCACTGAGGCATTGTCGAGCAGCATGCGCGTCGAAGCGCAGATCGCCATCTGGGTGTCGCGCAGCGCCGTGGGCAGACCGAAACCAATGGGGCTGGTGTCGTCTTCATCGAAGCAGAAGGTGTGGATCATCTTCATGTTCTCGACGCCCAAATCCTTCCACGGATTGACGACGCCCTTGATGACGATGCCGTCAATCATGGCGATCTCGGCGTCCATGTCGTCGGCCAGACTTTCTTCGGCGATCTCTTCGCCGCACAACTGGAGGAACTGGCCAGTGATGGGACCGTGGTAGAAGAGCACTTCGTACTTCATGCTCTCGGTCTTCATCTCGTTGACGTTCGCCTTGACGCCCATGGCGCGTAGCTCGGTCTCGTAAGGCTGCGGCCGGTAGTTGCCCACCTCGTGCGTCTTCAGATAGTCGATGATCTGATCCCGCATGAAGTCTTCGCGGTTGGCCAGCGCGCGAAGCTGCGAGCGCGACATGACCTTGCGCACGAAATAGCCGTCCATCGACGCGAAGTTCTTCGCCGCCATGTCGGGATAGAAGTCCCAGACCGGCAGGAACTCGAACTCGGGCTTCATCGCCTTGATGCTCTTGGGCATCGGGATGTCGCCGTCGTCGTCCCAGGACAGCATCTCGCAGGGCTTGGCGAACGGACCGCGCAGGACGCCCAGGCCGTAGACGATGCCGCTCGCCAGCACCTTGCGGTTCAGCGTGACATAGTCGCTTGATTGATCGCCGCCCAACTCCTGGAACTGATCATCGATCAAGTCCATGATGGTTTTCGCCTTGATGGCTGCGGCCTTCTTCACGGCGGCCATCACGTAAGCGCGCGTCGGCTTGGACGGCTGGCCGCCGGACGATTGGTCGGCTTCCTGCGCGGCCTTCACCGCCTCCATCACGTCTTCCATTTCCATGCTCGGCCAGGGCTTGGCCTTCAGCGTCCAGTTGCGATCATTGCCCTGGAACATCAGGTTCATGATCTTGGCCAGCACACTGATGCACTTGATGCGCGTCAGCTTCGGGTAGGCGCGCGAGCGGCCGGGCAGCAGTTCTTTCTCAACGTCCTGATCATAGACGCCGAGATACTGGCGCTGGTTGCGCAGCCAGCGAAGCTCGGCCAATTGGCGGTCCGACTTAAACTGGTTGAACAGGCTGTCGAGATGCTGACCCATCTGGATCAGTGTCTTCGGTTCGAGCCGCTTGATCGGCGCGTCAACAACACTGTCGGGTACGACAGCGTCGGGCTGCATGGCTTCCAGATCGGGGGCGAGCGCCGGCATCGATGTCTCCTACGAGAAGTGGTAACGGGGCGTGCGGACAGTGATCTGGGACTGACCGGGCAGTTTGAGCTTGCCCTTGACCCCATACTTCTCGAACCGCAATAGACCCCGATGGAAATAACGCAACCCGTAGCCGCCCGCATCGCCAGGATGGCTGTACTCGCTTTGCTTGTCGGGCTCGTTGCCCTTCAAGATGTCCTTCTTCGCATCACTGGCGTAGCGCCAGCCGCCCTTCAACGCGCGCACGAACGTCGGCGCAGCGATGGGATCGACCACGAACGCCGGCAGTCCTTCGGCCGATCCGTTCAGATAGTGCTCGTAGGCGGCAAGCCGTAGCGGGAAGCGGTTGTTGGTCTCGCAGTCAACCATGAAACCAAAGTCTTCCAGCATCTTCTTCGACGCCTTCTCGTCCGTCTGCGCGCGGTTCGCGCCTGCGGGATCGAGCGCGATGATGATGCGGTCCATGCTGGCCAGCGGGAAGCGGTTGCGCAGGTACGGCACTAGTCGCTCTTTGACCATGCGCACCGTGCCGTAGCCGCGCTGCACAAGCTCACCGAGCACGTTGATCCGCCCCGCCAAGTCTTCCTGCATGAAGATCAGCGCCGAGCCGCCGAGGCCGGGGTCCATGCCGATCACCAGCATCAGGCCAGGGTTGAAGATCAGTGGCGACTTGGCGATGTGCTTCTCGGTGTCGAAATACGGCGTCACTGCCTGACCGGCGCTGCTGTAGCCCCATTCGGCGTCAACGAACTGCTTGCCCCACGCCTTCGACCGGCCGCCCTTCATCAGGTTGATGTAATAGCTGTGGTCGTGGGCCTTGTACGGCGGCAGGTTCTCCAGGTTCTCAGCCTCGGGGCTCATGCCGCTTGGTTGGTGGAAGTAGATCGTGTTCAGGTCCATCGCGGATGTCTTGTCGAGGATCATCATCCGCGCGCGATGGATGTCTTCCATCTGCTGATGGTTCATGCCGACGTGGTAGTGCATCACGTCGCCGCCATGCAGATAGTCGAACCACCAGTTGTCCTCAGTAGATGGATTAGAACTTCCCCACATGCCCCAAACAGTGACGGGCGTTCCGTCCGGCTGCTTGTAGCGGCCAAGGCGCGCCGACAGGGCGTCGATGATCGCCTTCGGAATTTCCACGAACTCGTCCAGCACCGCGAAGTTCAGTTCGAGGGAGAGCACGCGGTTCACGTCGTCCGGCGTATCGAGCGGACGGAAAAGAACCTGACACTCGCAGTCATCGAACTTCAGCGTGAAAATCTTGTCGGTCGCGTTCCAGTGTCCCGCCTGACCGTCCTTGAACCAGTAGCCCCAGGACACCAGTGTTGTGTCTTTCAACTGCGGCATCGTATTACGCACGATCACGGCGCGCGTCCGCCGGATGCCGTCAGGGCTCCTGGCCTGGAGCTTGGCCATGCGGATGAGCTTCATGAAGATCGAGGTTGTCTTGCCCGAGCCGACAGGCCCGACAACCCAATCAAAGAATAGCTCGCCGACCTTGTGGTCCTTGATGAAGGCCCGCAGGATCGGCGGCGGCTTATATGTGATGACGGCCATTACGAACCGACTTCCACCTTCACGTTCGGCGACGTCGGATGCTTGCCCTCGCGGATCACAAGCTCGTTGTCGTCCCAGATGAAGATGTCCTGCTTCGTGTTGGGCTCGACCACGATGTGCGTGCTGTGGCTGGGATCGGCGCGCGAGCGGCGCGTCACCTCGACCGGCCAGCCCGCATGGGCGTCAACAGTGATCTTCGTAGTCATGATGTGTGCGTTCCTTTTCCGACCATCAGCGCTGTCAGGCCGAACATGGCCGCGCCCTGCATGAGACGAGCTTGAACATCCCCCCGGATGCCCGTCGCCTTGGAGCCCAGAGCGTCGATGTCCGTGGCGATGCGCTCGCCGAACTCCCGCATGCACCTATGGCAGGGGGCGTGCGCGCAGGAGGCTTCCCGACGATGCGGGTATCCGAGGGGACAGATCATGGCTTAGCCCTTCCTGACGACGCCGAGGTGCGTCGCTATCGAGGCCACCAGCCGCTCGGCGTCCACGATGGGCAGCGTCGCGTAATGGGCGGTGTTGGAGATCAGGCTGTGCAAATAGCTCACGTCGGCGCGGATGCGCTGCATGGCCAACTCCACGTCCTGGGTGACGTTCTGCACCGACGCAACAGTGGTGTGGACGATGGTAGCGCCGAACTGCTCGGTCTCATCCACCAGGGACGTGCCCTGCGAGCCAGACGAGGAAACCAAGTCCACCGAGGACGTATCCGACGACAAAGAGGATGCCGGCTCCGTAGAGGGCTCTTCCGGCCCACCAGCGCCAGCTTCCTGGGTAGTCTCGGCCGCGCCAGCCTGATCCGCCGGCTGCTCGGCAGAAGATGCGTCCGTAGTTCCTTTGATGACTTCGGCATCCGCCGTGTCCACGGTCGTCAGCTTGTCGTTCGGTGCTTTTGCCATTCGGGTTCTCCACGTTAATCCCCCAGAATAAGATTGATCTGTAGGGCATTGGATACTGCGCCTTGACCTGCGGCCTTCGCCTTCTGTTCAATAGAGGCGTCCAGGCCGGCGGCGCGAACAGTAAATTTGAAGAGATCGGCCTGTACGTTGGCCGGAACGGCTTCGGTGTTGCTGTGGACCAACTGCCAGTTACGGGCCAGCATGCCTTCCGCTTGGGCGCGGAGCTTGGCTTTGAACATAGCGCCTTCTTGCGCCATCATGGCTTCTGCTTCGGTGAGCGCCTGGATGAAGTTCGGGTCTTCTTTGAGGCGGTCCCAATCGGCCTTGCCCAGGCCGTAACTGAAGCAGATGTCCTTCACTGGTGTGGAGCCACGCATGGCGAGTTCGAGCGGAAGGTTGATCGGCCAGCCGATCTCGCTTGGGTCGTTCGGATACGTGTTCGGGATCGCGATTGTCATGGCCCACACACTGATGCGGCGCGGAAATTAGCATGCTCGTCACGTAAGCGCCAGTAGTGCGGAACACTGATGCCGAAACGAAACGAGCCGCCACGGGGGCCAACTCCCATGGCGGCTCGTCCAGTCTCTCCCCAGAGACACGGGCGACGGTTCAGGCCGCCCGATCAGTGATCCCAACTACACAGCGATCTCCTGATACCTCCTGATCCACCTCTCGTCAACTGGAGACTCTACCAGTGATGAATCCAATATCGGCACCATTGCGGCATATATCGCCACATGAGTTGTTCGACGGTCGTCATCTCCAGCAGCCACTCGTCCATCAGTTGTCTCCCGATCAGTGCTAGTCGCCACACCACGGATGCTATCGCGGCGCGCGCCGGCTGTCTATGTGAATTGCGTTCTCGTTCCGTCCTTTCATCGCGTTCGAGTCATTATCAAGAGGTTACGACTTCACTGTGGAGGTAAGCCCAGAAGAAGTTGTAAGTGAAGGCGCCACTGGTCGCGCGCCGCCAAAATTTTTCCGGCCGGCGCTTTCTCTAATAGTCCACAGTGATGCCTAAACTCACAAGTTAGTTTCTATAATAGGGGACCCTAGAAATTCCTGGAAAATGTGCGTGGTATGGTCAATGCTCCTGGCCCCCGCGCATAGAACCCCTCCGGGGGGCATCATCTGGGGAAAGGAACTACTGCCTGGCCGTTTCCGCTGTCGAGCCCGTAACCCCTTGATATTTCACGTAAATTGACAACTGCACAGAATAGACTAATATCAGTGTTGTCGGCGCTGATGCCGCACATCACTGGAGTTACACAATGTCTGTCATCGAAAACATGATCCTCGCAATCGCCGCTTGGCTCGACGCTCACGACGTTCGCATCACGAAAGTCGGCGGGTTGTATCACTGGCGCATCGGACGCCTAGGCGGGTCCATCTACCTGAAGCGTTCAACCCGCATCTCACGTGCTTCGCGCCTTGTCGCGGCGTCTAAGGCCGCACGGGCTTGGCTCACAGAAGAGCGCGACACTGCCGCGAAGGTTGAGCCGGTCACGCCGATTGAGCGGGTTCCCGAAGATCGCATCGCCTTCGCGATGTCGATGCTACGCCGCTAACATCTGGGTAGCTACCCAGAAGCCGTAATTTGACGAATATCGGTCAGGCGATTACAACACTGATGCGGCGCCTGAACAGCCGCATAGCAAACTAAGGAAGCAAACATCATGGCAAAAGCTATCAAGTCCATCTCGCACCAAGCCAAGGTCAAGGCTGATGCGGCCTTGCTCGCAGACGCAACGTTCGCGGCTGATGAAGCCAAGTTCGTTGAAGCCTTGGCGGGTTTCGGCATGGCGCGTAACGAGATCATTCGCGTGCTGCAACTCTATGCGACCGATCTCATCCGCCTTGCGGCCTTGCGGGTTCGCGTCGTCGTTTGGGGAATGTCGATATACGTCGGCAACGTCAACACTGCCGCGCTTGTCGCCAATCCCAAGTTGAAGCCCGATGAACTGCCGCTGCATAAGTGCGACGCGGCGTTTATTCAGAAGCTCGCAACGTGGAACGATGGCAAGTTCCCCGAAGAGTTCGGCAAGGTTCGGCAAGCCGGTTATGAGAAAGTGCGCACGGTCTTCAACATGGCGGGAGTTGATCCCAAAGTGCTGAACCCGCAAGGCGCGAAGTCAACCACTGGCAAGGGCAAGCGCGGAACGCGGCGCAACGCCAGCGTGGCCAACGCCAAGACGGCAGACGCGGCAGGCAAGGCCGCAACGGCGCAAGTGCAGACGCTGACGCAAACCGCTGACGACATGCGAGCCAAGGCGAGTGTCGAGACTGTGACCGATCTCGCAGCACTGAAGAAAGCGTATGACACTGACAAGGCGCGCATCGTGAAACTTCAGGCCGCGAACGCCAAGCTCTACACTGGCGCGGTACTGATGGCGCATCAGGAACTGATCGCGGCCTTTGACAAGTTCATGAAGATCAAGGGCTAACATCACTGGGGCGGCGCATGATGCGCCGCTCTTCCCTCTCACATCACTGGGGTTTCGTCATGGATTACTTTCTCGTTTACGCTCGCAAAGATGGCGCGCGCTTTCAGTTCGTCGTCGTCGCATCCAATGCGAGCGAAGCACGCGCCGCCGGCCGCCGCTCCCCTCACTACCCTGGCGCGCTGATCATTGCCGCGCTTCCATTCAATAGAAAGTAAGCTGTGAGTTTGGGCCGCGCTTCGGCGTGGCCCTTTCGATATAGTATTTCGTGGCTTGCTCGGCGATTTCATAACATAGTTTAACAGATGGTACCTGTGCTGCTACCACGCTACCATCCAGAGGCGAACGTAAACCATTGATTATTTTAACTGGTGGCAGTCGTGGTCTAGGTGGTACCTCTAAAAGAGAGAGATACGACGCGACCCCCCACCCACACGGCTTTGGAGCTTCAACACGGACGTGCGCAACATCTGGGTAGCTACCCAGAAGACACCCATATACGAGATAGAAACTCGGTACCAGCTAAACCACGACTGCCATTGATCTACGTTATCAACGACTTGTCTGTCTACCATGTTACCCAACCAACTACCATCGCTGCCACACGTTGTCGCATCAACGACTTAACCCATTTCACGCCATTGCATTTCAGGCCCATTTCGATATAGTTCAACGCGGCTTGCACGCTAACCCACGGAGATCATTACATGGCCGGCTGTGTCACCACTAAGATATTCAATCCCGTTACCCGCAGAAACAGCACCGAAGACAATTTGCGCATGCACATCTACGCGCCGTTCGCGCCGCGCCCAGCCTGGGAGTACATCGGCGCATCGCGTCGCAAGCCCGGCGTGGGCACACCTCTGCCCGAACGTGTCTTCAGCGTGAAGACGACAAGCACGTGGGGCTTTCAATGGACGAAGGGCGATCAGGCCGCTGCCGTAAAAGCTGGTTTCTTCCTGCATCGGTCCGGCTACTCGAACAGGGTCAACGTCATCGGCGTCAACGACTTCGACCTGACCGTCTTCAACACTGATGACGGCTACCAGAACATCCGCAGCCTCGAACGGCTCAAGTTCGAGCATCCGCCCCGTGGAGGGTCCTCGCTTGGCGAGGATCGTCAGGGCACAGACGTGCGCCTGTACGACCGCGCGCTGCGCTTCATCAAGCAGCAGGATCAGTTCGGCTATTCGGGCGCATGGGAGAGTGATGAGATCGCGTTCTACTCATCTCAGCTACACTGGTACCGCGTCTACCTCGCCAAGCAGAAGGTGCGTAAGACCGGCAACGTCAGCCGCTACGCTCGCGCCATCATCGCCCGCGTGACCAAGACTGCATCGACCACGACCTACGCGCGCCAGATCAGGTCCGTGCGCAAGGCGCGCAACGCCATTAGGGATGCGACCTAAGCCCTTGACATAACAGTGATACTGTGCTACAGTTCAACTTCGGGATTAGTTTGACTATCAACACTGATCCCGAACCACTGAGCATCTGGGTAGCTACCCAGATGACACCCACCTAGTCTGCAACCTACGCAAAGCGAGTATGTGTCATGTCCAAACCTCTGTATCGTCGCGAGATCGTCAAGGCTCGCCGCTTCGCCAAGGAAGCGACCGTCCGTCGTCAGAACCGTGAAGGCGAACAGCGTCTGAACTTGGCCGAACGTATCCATGCAGCCACGCTGCGCATGATCAACGTCATCGGCGCGCCGGAAACCACTTACGCCTTCGACGGGGAGTGAGCCATGAACCGCGAGCAACGTGACTGCCTGTGCGCCAGCGCTTGGATGATCATGGGCAAGCCCTATGGCCATGAGGCTGTGCGCTTCATGATCGGGCTGCGCCCCGGCTGGCGTGTCAATGGCCGCGACTGGCGCAACGACATTGTGTGGTGCTGACATGGCGACCGAGCCCGAGACCTTCACGCTCGACTGCGAGTACACCGACACGTTCGGCGGCGAGGCGAATTACTGCTGGGTTGAGCGCGCCACGCTGACCCTGCCCTGCTCGATCAGTGACCGTGAGATGGTGCGCCGCGTCAAAGCTGAGTTTGGTTTGACTGGCGTGCATGGCACGACGCACAACCACGGCGACAGCATCGAGTTCCGCCCGGCCAAAGCCTGCACTGTCGTGTTCGCGAACGTGCGGTACTGACATCACTGCATCTGGGTAGCTACCCAGAAGCCTCGCTTCGTGCCGAGCTTGATCGGCGCGAGGCGCAACCCTAGAGGATATGACCCATGCGAAACTCAAAGCGCAAGCGCAACCAAATATTCCCCGCTATTCATGGCAACTGGAGGTGGTATCAGACGCTCAACGGCGGACGCGGCTTCAGCACTGAAGACTATGATCAGGCGAAGGCGCGCTTCGACCGTGCCAACCCTGAGATCAGGCGGGTATGGAATGAGGCGGCTGACATCGCGGTCAACAAGATGCTGGCCGACGCCAACGCTAACGCCGTGGCCGAGCCCGATGTGCTGCACGGCGAGGTGCTGCCCCGCTCGTTGATCTCGGAAGAGGTGATGTCCAAGGCGCGGTTTGTGTTCGACTGGAAGTGCGGCAACGAGCCGGCCGATGGCGCGCGAACCAAGCGGCTCAACCAGTCGCTGTTCTACAACTCTCTCATCCGCCCCGAGAAGATCACCAAGGACGAGGATCAGAACTGATGGCACGCCCCGCTCATCTCTTCACTGGCGAGACCACGCCCGACCTTTACGACACTCGCGATCCCGACTGGTCCACCAACCAGCCGCTGCGTCGCAACTTCATGATGCACCATAAGCGCATCACTTGCGTGGCCGACATCAAAGCCACGCTGCGGGCTGGCGAGTACGCATGGCCCGGCGGCTACCCCATGTTCTTCATCATGGGCGATGGCGGCACGCTTCACTTCGACTGCGTCAAGGCGAACCTGCGCGAGGTGATCGAGGCTCAACGTGACTACGACATCCTTCGCTCGTCCGACTGGAGGTGCGAGGCGGTCGAGATCAACTACGAAGACGGCGACTTGACGTGCGATCAGTGCAACAAGCGCATCCAATCGGCCTACGCCGAAGACGAAACCACGGAAGAGGAATAGATCATGCGCATATTTGAATTGAACCTCATGCTGCACGCTGACGAAGTGTTGCAACTGATAGCACTGCTGCCGCCCGAGGCCAGCCCGCTGCGCGCACAGATCGAGGCGCAGATCAAGCGCGCGTTCGAGCCACTGCCGCCGCCCACGCCCATCATCAACCGCATGCATGGCGGCAAACTGTATACGCTGCATGAAGCGGCCGACACTTACGCCAAGGCCGCGTCTCGTACTGGCGTGGGAAAGACCGAGGTGATCGCTCCCGAACCTGCGCCGCTGTTCAATCCTAACGGCGGCAGCACGCCCTTGGAGCGTGAGCTTGAAGCGGTGGCTGAGATGCTGGTGCTGGCCGCTGGAAGTTCAGGAGCCAAGGCGCGCCATCAGCGGCTGATGGGTCAGGCAACGGAGCGCTTGTCCGGCTTGAGCCCGAGCGCCACCATCGCTGTGTGGCAGCGCGCCGGTAGGGTGAACCCCGAGGTGTTCACGACCAAGGAGTTCATCGCGTTCGCGAAGCAGTTCCGCGACATCTTCGTGCCCAAGCGCTAACACTCAAGGGCATCTGGGTAGCTACCCAGATGCCACGCCTCAACCCGATATAGTCGTCTGTGCAATCAACGTAAGGATCACTGGTATGACCCGCTACATCTGCCAAGCCGTAGGACATGCGCAAGGTCAGTTCGTCATCGACGCCCACAACGAAAAGTATGCGACCAAGCAGGCGACCGAGTTCGCTGCACTGTGGATGCGGGGACACGCCGTCACGCTGCGCGAGGCGACCGAGGAAGATAACCCGTTCGAGGGCTACCTGACCACGCGCCTGCCGTTCGAGGGCTTCTACAACACGATCTACAGTGGCATCGTTGACCATGCCGAGGAAATCTGGATTGAGTACGAGGTGAGCTACCGCCAGGACGAGGATGGCATCCCCGAGGAACTGCAACTGGCGAGCGATGACCTTTGGACCATCATCAACAAACACTCCGACTACTCGGCGGCCTACCAGGACATGGCGGCCGACTACGTCAGCGCCTTCAGCCTGCGCGCCAGTGATGAGTTCGACTTTAAGGGCGACGCGCTTGGCCTGCATTTCGAGAGCATGGATAGTCCGAGGGAATACAACTTCAGGACGGATCGCGTCTACGCCTACATCCATCCGCTCGTGCTGCACTACCTCGTGACGCGCTCGGCGATGGATAGCCACGCCAAGCTGCGCAAGGTGATCAAGGACAACTTCACCAGCCGCTCGGGCTTCTCGTCCCACTACGACAACGCACTCGATACTTGGTTGACCAACCCGTTCGAGGAATGGGATCACAACGAACTCTGCACGCTGATCGAGGCGACGATCCCATGCGACACGGACGAGTTTCGCTGGGGCTGCTATGAGTATGTGGACCAGGATAGCCAGTATTGGGAGAACTGCGTGGACTGGACCAAGGTCGATGCGGACATTGCCGAGTGGCGCGCCGACAAGGTGGACGAACTCAAGACGGACGAGCCCGACTACGAGCCGCCCTATCGGTGCGACGTAACGCCCGACATGTTTTTGTCCATCGGCTTGAGCTAGATCAAGCATCACGGACTCGTGACAACCATAGCCATCTGGGTAGCTACCCAGATCGGCCAACTCCGGGAACCACTGATGAAGCCCCCCACTATTCCCGTTCGGCGGGAGATCAAGACGCTGATGCTCACCCGCACGACGGGTAAGACCGAGGCCCTGAACTGGATGATCCAGAGCCAGAACGCCGAGCGGCTGATGTACGAGCCGCGCACCATCTTCCAGCGGCTCAGCCTCCAGTATATCGCCATGCCCGATATGTGGTCGCCCGTGGACCAGGAGCGGGGCGTCACCGAGGGCTGGGCTATCGGCAATAACATCGAACTGCCGAGCAAGCAGAACACGCAGGCGGGTCAGTTCGCCCCCGGCGCGCGCATCACCACACCGCGCGCCGTGTCCATCGGGATCGGCCGCGCCTCGGGCACCTTCACCTGCGACGCTGACGCCAGCGCCTGGGTCACGCAGCAGGCGCGCCAGAGCGACAAATGGTCGATCTACAACAGGGCCTTAGCCGTGATCGCGGCTTTGTCCATCCGTAACTCGTGAGTTGACTTACCAACACTGATGTGTTAATATCTTCCTGTAAGCAACTGTAACCGAAGGAAACCAGTGATGGCACCGAACAAACTCAACAAAGTCACGCAGCGCGAGATGGCCGCCTCCTACCAGCAGGTGCGCAAGCTGCTTGGGAGTTCGGGATCGTTCTCCCGTTCGCTGCGCCACGAGTTCGACATCGAGCTTGCGGTGCGTGACTTCAAGGCGGACATGGCGGACGATCTCATCCCCGTGCTCGACCGTCAACTCGACGCCGCGCTCGATCCGCACATGGTGCGCGCCGACGCCATCCACTTGGTTGCCTTGGCCGAAGGCATCCACGCCCTTGCCTGCCTCCAGTGCAATGGCGTCATGCGTCTTGACCCCAAGGTCGGCCGCTCGTTCGGATCGTGGACGGATGCGGATGAGCGCATGCAGGAGAGCACTCGCACGTCGCTCGTCCAGGCGATGAACGCCACGCTGTCCCGCTACAAGGCGCGGATCGGCAACTGCTACGGCGATCCGCGTGGCCACGTGGTTCATATCGAGTTCGCGGACGGCTCGTCCAATCGCGGCTCTGAGAAAGTGTGGGGGCTCTGATGTACAAAGTCGTCCGCCACTACTTCAACGGCAACGAGCGCGTCGTCAAGTTGATTGGCGAACTGCTCTAACGATCAGGGCATCTGGGTAGCTACCCAGATGCCCCGCCTCACCCCGATATAGTTGGACATGCAAACGAGGGAAACCAGACTATGAGCGACCGCGAATACGACCGACGCAACATCGTCCATAAGGGCCGCGACTTGGCCGTGCTGTTCCACTACGACAGCGATCATGGCGCGCCGTGGGCGGATGACTGCTGGTACAACAAGCTGGTGCGCACCGCCAAGGGCCGCAACTACAGCCGGCATGGGAGCTACCCCAAGCAGCCCGGCGAGCGCGCCCTGGGCAAGGAGGGCAACCACTTCTTCGACTGGCAGTCGGCGATCATCAACGGCAAGAAGGAAGGCAACGTCGGCGGCATCGACACCTTCATGAAGTTGACCGCCGAGCTTCGCCGCGTGCCGACGCGCAAGCAGTGCGTCGAGGCCCAGGTGCAGTGGATGTTCGATCACTGCAACGACTGGTGCAATGACGAGTGGCACTACATCGGCATCGAGGTGATCGATGAAGAGACCGAGGAACGGGAAAGCCTCTGGGGCATCGAAAGCTGCTGCGAGGATTACATCGAAGAGGTGATCGAGGAATTGGCCGAACAGGTCTACCTGCCCTCGATCCGTGCGCAGATCAAGGCGGCCTGAGATGACCAAGAGCAACGTCGGCCGGTTCAAACACTGGACCAAGGTCGTGGTCTGGGGCGGCAACGCCCCGGTCGTGCCCAACATCTGGGACGATGATGATGATTGGATCATCTCAATGTCGGGCTGGCGTATCGGCACCACTGATGGGATGTGGTGCATCATGCGGGAGCCGAACGCATCCGTGTTCCGCACGGATGCAGAGGCGTCCGACTTCGTCTATAAGCAAGCCGCCAAAGGCTCGGACATTCACAAGCGGGCTATCGCGTGCGTGGCGGCGCGCAACATGGGGATCACGTCATGAAGCATGAAGCTACGCTGCATTGGCCGGGGAGCCATCAAGCGAAAGCCAAGCGCGAGGGCTGGCGCATCTCGCTCAACTCGCGGTCGGCTTGGGACGAGGTGGGCGTGCCCTACGCCCGTATCATCGCTTGCGCTCAGAGCCGCTTCAACAAGCGCAGCGACAACGGCATTGAGGGCGACGTGCGTGCGAGGGATCACGTCAGTCGGATGGCCGATGCGGGATCACTGTTCCACCAGAAGGCTCTCGCCTACGTCGCAAGCAAGGTGATCACTGATGGCGCAGCGTAGGCCGATCTGGCATCACACCTACCGGGCGCGTGCCGAGCGCGAGGGTTGGCGCATCCTGCCCGATCAATTTGCCAAGGGCACGCGCATTGGCACGCTCAACATCTACACCATGTGGGGCGACACGCGCCGGAAGCAGATATTCGCCAACGCCGAAGACGCCCGCGCATGGGTCGAAACCCAGGCCGAGGCAGGATCAGTGTTCCATCAGAGGGCGCTGGCCTACCTCGCCTACCTCATCATCACTGGTTGACATAACAACAGTGTTATGGTAAATTGTTCGTGTAAGCAAAGGAAACCAAATGGCCAACGATAAAGTCACTGCCACTACACTGATGCCCCAGATTACGATCCCTCTTTACAAGGAGGCGATCAAGCATATCGCAGTCGGTCTCGATGAGCCGTTGTGCTTCTGGGGCGGCGCTGGCAATGGTAAGACTGAAGGCGCAGCACAAGTCTGCGAAGAGGAAGACTACGAGCCGTGCGACATCCGGCTCGGCCAACAGGACACCATCGATCTGCGCGGCTTCCCAGGCGTCGATCAGGTGAAGGGCTCGCCGACCTACGGGCAGACCATCTGGTATACTCCCAGCATGCTGCCCTTCATCGGCAACGATCAGTGGTCTGACACCAAGACCATCTTGCTGACGTTTGACGAGTTCAACCAGGGCGCGCCCCAGGTTCTCGGCAACGCCTATCAGATCGTTCAAGAGCGGCGCATGGGCGAGCATATCCTGAAGCCCAACGTGCGCATCATCTGCATCTGCAATCGCGAGACGGATCGGGGCATCGCCAACCGCGTGCCCCTGCCCCTCTGCAATCGCCTCACGCATTACGAACTGGTGGTGGATGTCCAGGCGTTCTGCGAGCACGCGATGAAGAAGGGCATACCGCGTTGGCTCATCGCCTTCTGGTTGTTCAGGCAGGAGTTGGTCAACACGTTCGATCCCGACAAGCCCGAGAAGATTTTCGCGACGCCTCGCACTTGGTTTAAGTTCGCCAAGTACATCGCTGCGGACATCACTGATGACCTTCGCATCCCGTCGTGCATGGGCGCTGTCGGTCGTGGTCCTGCGCTGGAAGCCCTCGGTTATCGCGACATCTACGAGAAGGTGCCGAGCGTCAAGGACATCATCAAGGACCCGATGGGCACGCCAGTCCCGCGCGAAGCCAGCATGGAGTACGCTGTCTGCGTCAAGGTCGCCGGCGAGATGGGCTCGAAGAACGTCAAGCCCCTCTACAAATATCTGCAACGCATGAAGCCTGAGTTCACTGTGCTTAGTTGGACGCTCGCCGGCAAGCGCGACGCTTCGCTGATGACGACCGCCGAGTTCATCGACTTCGGGCAGAAATACAGGGACGCCTTCTCGGCGCAAAACTGACATGACCGAAGACATCGTTACACTGCTGGCGAACGACACGTTCAGACACATGCTCTGGACCGTCGTCGTCATTTGGTCGATGCGGGTGCTCATCCGCGCGGGCAATGGCAATTGATCACTGCATCTGGGTAGCTACCCAGATGCTTCGCTTTCACAATGGGGAACACTGATGGCACCGCGTAATGCTGAACAACAGGCCGCCTACAACGAGACGCGCCGCAAGAATACGGCCGAGGCCAAGGCGCGCAAGGACGCGGCCGACGCCAGCGTCAAGGCGGTCAAGGCCGAGCGCAAGGCGGCGAAGCTGAAGGGCTCACCCAAGGCGACGGCGAAGGTGATCGTGGAGAAGAAGGGCCGCATCGCCCCGCCGCCCAAGCCGACGCTGGACCAGCGGGCGAAGGCGGCGGTCGCGGACAAGCGGCTGACCGGCGCGCTCAAGGTGCATGGCGCGACCGAGGCGGAAGCCAAGGCCGTGGTCGAGACACGTAGAGTGGGCAAGAGCCCTGCCCTGGCCGCCCCGTACACGACCAAGGCGGCGAAGAAGATGGTTGCCACGCCCGAGCGCGACGACGACGATCCGCCGCCGCTCGCCGTGCCCGAGAAGCGCGACCCCAAGGCTTCCAAGCCTGTCGGGCCGGGCGGACCCTCGACCATCGCCCGCTCGTATCAGCGCGAGTTCAAGGGCAGTGGCGCGACCAAGCGTGGCAATATGTTGCAGGTCACGGTCACGTTCACTGAAGCGCAGTTCCTGACGCTGAAGCAGCGTGCCGAAGTCTATCAGTGCTCTCTTGCAGAGGTGATCCGCAAATGCGTGCTGGCCGGGCCGCTCTCCGTCTCACCGACTTCGACCGAGCCGTCCTAGCCGCAGCGAAGATGGGCGTGTTGCAACAGAGGGTCGTTGCGACACGCCGACGCGGCCCCGGTATAGTTGAGGTGCGTGCGTGGTATATGGGCAACGTCCGCGTTGACGCATCAATCAAGCGCCTCGACAATGCCGGCGAGTTGATACAGCGGGGCGGATCAGATATAAGTCTGATCTTTCCTGGAGATAAGATGTTTGGAGTGTTACGCGGACTGCGTGAAGTGATGCGACGTGGCGTTTTGCAATCGAAGGAAACCAAGTAATGGCCAACGTGATGACCAGTTTCGAGAAAGCGCGAACGCGGATGCTGTTCCGGCATCTGTTCTTCGCGACCATCATTCTCGGCACGCCGTTCATTGAGACGCGCAAGATCGAGCGCGCCGCCACCAACATGAAGGTGGTCTACTGGAACCCCGACTTCTTCGCGACGCTGCCCGTCGATGTGATCATGTTCGTGCTGGCGCACGAGATATTCCACATCATCCTGAAGCACGGGCTTCGGCGCGGCTCGCGTGATCCTGAGTTGTGGAACGACGCCTGCGACTATGCGATCAACCTGCAACTGCAAGACTACGGCTTCAAGCTGTGGCGATACACTGATCCGAAGACAGGCAAGGAAGGCGGCTGTCTGATTGACGAACGCTTCAGGGGCATGAGCGCCGAGCGCATCTACGCCATCCTCCAGGCCGAGGGTAAGGGACCGGACCGCGACGGCAACCTGCCCCGCGATCTCCTGGAGCCGCCGACCGATCAGGCCGAGCGTGCGCAGATCGAGCGCCAGATCGATGCGGCTGTGGCGCGCGCCGCCACCATCGCGCGCCAAGCTGGCAAGATGCCGGCCGGCATGGACATCATCGTGGACGGCATCATCAACCCGCCGCTCCCCTGGTTTGCGCTGTTCGTCAACTACATGACCAAGATGCGCAACACTGAAGAGACCTGGAGCCGGCGCAACCGACGCATCACCCACTTCGTTCTGCCGTCCAGGCATAACCCCGGCATGGGACCTGTCGGCGTGATCGGCGACACATCGGCGTCCATGGATAGCTACAAAGTCTGGGCGCAAGTCGGCGCTGAACTCACAGCCATGGCGACCGATCTCCTGCCTGAGTTCATCCAGGTGATCTGGGCTGACCATCAGGCGGCGGCGTTCGAGGAACGGTTCGAGCAGGGCGACCTGATCACGCTACATCCCAAGGGGCGCGGCGGCACCGACATGCGCCTGCCGCTCAAACACATGGAGCAGTATGAGCCTGACGTTTGCGTGCTGATCACTGATGCGGAGACACCATGGCCAACCGAACCGACGCCGTTCCCCTTGCTTATTCTCACCACTACAAACCAGCCTACCCCTTCGTGGGCAGATACAATCAGGATCAGATGACATATCCTCACTACAAGGTGCTGGCCTGGGCGACGCCGAAGGGCGTCGTTCGAGTCGGCGATGGATGGGAGCCGCGCACGTTCGATGAGTTGTATCGATGCGCCCCGCCGGCTGCGCACTACGCCATCCTCTGCTGTGATCGGGACATGCAGTTGGTGCCTCCAATCAATTGGATGGTCGTGGGCGACTACGACCCCAACGCCGCGGTCGTCACGATCTTCGTGCAGCACGGTCGTGTCGCCGTGGCGGACATCTACGGCTCGTCCATCCAGAACGGCATACCCGCCATCAAGCCCAAGTTCGTGATGGTGGACTTCAGGGACTACGAGCACGCCGTCGCTTATCTGACGATCAGCTACGTGCATGACGCGCACATGGAGATGCGGGCGCAGCATATCCGTGAAGAGGTGGAGCGCCGATACCAACAAGCCTACGACGACGCCTGGAACAAATACGCCACGTGATCTGGGTAGCTACCCAGATGATGCAACCGAAGGAAACCAATCATGCTCAATATCGACATCACTGCGCACGCCATGCTGGTCAACGTCCACGTCGGCGCGTGGTCTGGTTTCAAGCGCGACAAGGGGGCGGCTCGCGAAGTCGCCGACAGCGCCAACGCCACGGACAAGGAGGCGTTCAGCGTCTCCAAGCGGCTCATCTCCAAGGAGAGCATCGACCCCGTCAACTCGGCGATGACCGCGATCCGCACCCACTTCGCTGACCGCACGCTGCCGTGGAAGGATAACGGCGACCGGCTGCTGCCGCGCAAGATGTATCAGGTGTTCATTGACGAGCACGCTGTACTGGAGCAGGCGTACTACGACGCCGTCAACCAGTTCATCCGCGACTACGCCAACGAGCGCGAAGAGGCGCGCGGCCGGCTCGGCTCGCGCTTCAGCCTGGACGAGTACCCGCATCCCGACGACGTGCGCGGTCGCTTCTACTGCCGCGTGGTGATCGACGCCATCACTGATGCCAAAGACTTCCGAGTTGGTATGAGCAAGGATGCGATCGATGTCATCCGTGGCCAGATCGAGACCGACACCATGCAGCGCATCATGGATGCGCAGAAGGATGTCTGGGCGCGTATCGAAGAGACCGTCACCCACTTCGCCGGCCGCATCGCTGCACAGTTGGAGGAACCCGTGAAGGGCAAGCGTCGCTCTCCGCTGCACCAGTCCACGGTCAACAACCTCATCCATCTGGTCAACGCCCTGCCCGCCTTGAACATCGTTGGCGATCCCAATATGAAGGCGGTCGGCCGCAGGCTGCACGGGCTGCTGTCGAACTACAGTGATGTGGAGCCGCTGAAAGGCAACCCCTCCATGTGCGCTGCCGCCCACGACGAACTGCAAGACATCATCGCCGAGATGTCGGCTTTCTCCAAAGCGTTCGAGGCTAACTGATGAGCACTGATCCCGACATGAAGGAGTGCATCGACCGGCTACGTCGGCTCGAAACGCGCTTCACCAAATACCTGGAGAGCCAGGGCTTCGACACTCAGACGCGGCCCTGCCTGTTCGACTTGGCGACCAACGTGCTCACCGTCCCCAACATCAACGCCAGCCTGAAGGACGTGCTGGCGGCGATCCCCCGTGGCGAGCACGAGCCCGTCAGCATCAAGCTCGGTGGCCGCCTCTTGGCGACCATCATCATCGACCGCTAACCTCAATATAGTTGAGACCTGAACCATGAGCCAGTTAGTCGCCCAGGACATCGCCGCCCTATGCCAGTCAGGGGAGATCAGGGACGGCCAGGAGCACCGTCCGATGATCACGCCCTTCTCATCGGAGCGGATTGTCATCGAAGGCCGGTCAGCGGGCCTGTCTGCCGCGACGTATGACGTTCGGATCGCGTCGGACCTGACCCTGTCCGGCCAGCCGCAGTACGCCATCGCCGAGGCCCTGGCGCGCCGGGGCAAGATGCCGAACCTGATGCGGCTGTTCTCCGTCGCGGATGGCTCGGAAGCAACGCATAAGCTGGAGAAGATCGCCGTCGAGCTTCAGAGCGTACTAATGATGCTCGACGGCCTGAAGGAGACCATGCGCGACTGTATCGCCAACCCGCCCTACGCATTGGCGAACACCATGGAAGACTTCTGCATGCCCAACAACGTAGTCGGGTACGTGGTGGATAAATCTTCGCACGCTCGTGTCTTCGTCTCGGCGTTCAATACTTTCTTGGACCCCGGCTGGGCGGGCAATCTTACTTTGGAACTGATCAATCTTCAGAAGGAGGAACTGGTTTTGAAGGCCGGCGATCCTATCTGCCAGATCGCGTTCCACTTCACGACGCAACCAACGGACCGACCATACTCTGGGAAATACATGAACCAACCGAAGCGCCCGGTGCCGGCGATCTTTGAGAAGTCTTAACCTTTTGACAAGGTGATTGTGCAAGGGTATCATGCAACCCCCTCACGGAGGTTGTAATGCAGGTTATGCACGCAGCTTCGCTCCCCGAAAAAACCCGGAGCGGCCCGAAGCGGAAGTACCCGCTTCACACCATGGATGTGGACACGTTCTTTTTCCTGCCTGGAAAGGAGCGCTCGACATTCGACACCTATGTCAGTCACCAGGGCAGGCTGCTGAACCGGAAGTTCTCAACACGTATCCAGCGTATGCGTCAGGTGTCCGCTGGGCGTTGGGAAGTGGCGCAAGACAATGACCCCTCGGGCGTCGTTGGCCTCGCCATCTATCGTACCGCGTAACAGTGATGTGTCTCTCCCCAGAGCATGAGGCTACAAATGGCGTTCCAAACACTGCACCACTACGACTGTGACCGCTGCCACAAGCCGACAGAGGTCGAGTTCATCCCGCCGACGCCGCGCCCGCTTTCGAGCGACGTGGTGGCTTCGGCGATCTCCAAGAGCCCCCTGCCCCCCGGCATGGATCACAAGCCCCCTCACGGCTGGACGACTATCCAGCGCCGTGTCCTGGACCCTGGAACCACGGCTGACCGAGACGCTGACTATCTTGTCTGCAAGGCGTGCGCCGATCAGTTCTGGGAGTTCATGCACGAACACGAACCGGAGTAGCCATGTTCGCGGATTGGGATGACGAGCAGGTTGCTGCGGCCGACGTGGAAGCCTCGGGATCGAAGCCCGAGTATGCGTTGCAGCCGTGGCGCTACTACCAGGGCAAGGCGTGGCTCACGAGCTTCGCCCCGGTATGGAGGGAGAACGGCCAGACCCGCACCTTCGGCACGATCTATCCCGATCCGCTTCAGATCGCAGAGTTCCTTCACTGGTGCATCCAAACCAATCGCGTCGTCGTCGGCTGGAATTTGGTTTACGACATCCAGTGGTTCATCGCGCTCGGCTTTCGTGATCTCGTCTATCAATGCGAGTGGCTGGACGGCATGCTGGTCTGGCGTCATCTCGACATCGAGCCCGAGTATGACGAGAGCCGGGCGAACAAGAAGAGCTACAGCCTGAAGGTGGCGGTGCCGACGTTCCTGCCCGAGCACGCCGGCTACGAGGAAGACATCGACTATCACAGCACTGATCCGGCGGAACTGGCGAAGCTGCACAACTACAACATCAAGGATGACTTCTTCACGCTGAAGATCACCAAGATGCTCTACAAGAAACTGAAGTCGCGCCAGCGCAATGCGATGTGGATGGAGATGCGCTGCCTGCCGATGGTCGCCGAAGCCAACCTGCGCGGCTTGCCGGTCAACCTGGACACCAGCAAGGCGCTGTCGAAGCGGCTGGAGAAGGAGGCGGCCGACACGCTGGCCAAGCTGTCGCCGCACGGCGTCACGCCGGCCATCGTCGCCTCGCCGATCAAGCTGGCCAAGCTGATGTTCGAGGATTGGAAGCTTCCGGTCTTCAAGCGCAACCCCGGCAAGCGTCTGCCTGACGGCACCGTCGTCCAGGGCAACGCCAGCACCGACAAGGAGGTGCTGTTCGAGTTAGCACTGATCGACCCCAGGGCTAAACAGTTGCGGGAGTTTCGCACTGCGCTCAATGGTCGCACCAAATTCGCCGACAAGCTCCAGGCTTCGGTCGCCTACAATGAAGACGGCTGCGTTCATCCACAAGCCCGCGTGTTCGGCACCTACACTGGTCGCATCACCATCAGCAGCAAACAAACAGCGAAGGAGACCGTCACTCGTCAAACCAAGAAGGGCTTGAGCGTTCGCGAGCGTAAGATCGAGTTGCCCATCGGCTGGGCGCAGCATCAGATGAAGCGCGAGAAGTATTATCGCGCCCAGGTCGAGGCCCCCGAGGGCTACGACATGGTCGAGTTCGACGCGGCGGGCCAAGAGTTCAAGTGGATGGCGGTCGCCTCGAACGATCCCACGATGCTCGGCTTGTGCCAGCCGGGAGAAGACCCGCACTCGTTCATGACGAGCGAGATTTACCATCTGAACTACCGCGAGTTGATCAAGCTGGTGAAGGCCGAAGACAAGGCGGCCGGCGACAAGCGTAAGATGGGCAAGATCGGCAACCTGTCCCTGCAATACCGCACGTCGGCCAAGCGGCTGCGCGTCACGGCTCGCGTGGACTACGACGTGCTGATGACCATGGATGAAGCGAACCTGATCTGGGGCACGTACCAGAAGACCTACAAACGTGTTCCTACCTACTGGCGCGAGCAGATCGTGCGCGTCAGGGCCATCGGCTATGTCGAGACGTTCGGCGGCCGGCGCGTCCAGGTGCGTGGAGATTGGGGCGGTGAGTTTGGCTGGCGCATGGGATCGACAGCCATAAATTATCGCATTCAGGGAACCGGAGCGGACCAGAAGTATTTGGCGATGAATGTGCTCCGGGACAAGTTGAACGAGTTCGACGGCTACTTCGCTTTCGATCTTCACGATGGATTGTACAGCTTCATACCCAAGGCAAAGTCGAAAAGGTTTGTGCAAACTGTGAAACCCCTGTTGGATGATTTGCCCTACGGACCCGCGTGGGGATTTGTCCCGCCAGTCCCGATGAACTGGGACGCTAAACTAGGACCGTCGTGGGGCAACCTGCACGGTATCGATTAAGGAGAACGCCAATGTCGATCAAGAGAGTGCTGAGGCACGCAGAAACCGGACGAGAGTACGAAGTCGTTTCCGTCGATGAAGCGCGAGGCATCGTCACGCTGCGTGGAGAGTTGGCCGAGTTCACCGAGCCGCTGGATTGGGAGCGGTTCAAGTCCATGGGTTACAAGCGGAAGACGGTCGAGGTAAATGAAGACCGAGGGAAGCAACACTGATACAGCAACACTGATCTGGTGCGTAGAGAGAGCGGCAAGTTGCCGCTCTTTTTAGTTGTGGACGATGGACCGCGGTCCGTCTATATTCCACAATCGAACGCCGTTACTATCAGTGTTGTGGGAACCATTATGGCGCGAGACTACCAGCGCGAATACGAACTGTCGAAGAAGCGCGGAGAGCAAGGCGTCGGCCACGATGGTGGCGGGGCGGCTCGCATGCGCAACCGGCGCGCAGCGATGAAGCTGGGCATGGTCAAGAAGGGCGACGGCAAAGACATCGACCATCGCATCCCCCTGTCCAAGGGCGGCGCGGAGAACGCGAAATCGAATTGGCGGATCGAGAGTGAGCACGCCAACCGGAGCTTCCCCCGGAACCCTGATGGAAGCATGATCGCAAATCACCCCAAGACGAAAGGCTAACACTGATGCTTATCAAACCAACTGTCGGTCGCG